GACCCGATCTAGATCCTCGCCTCCATGAGCAGATAATTAACAATAAGAAAGCTCACTATATTCGCGCAGTTATAGCTAGTAACCCTAGCCTAGATCCTCGCTTTCATGAACAGCTGGTTAACGATAAGGATATTCATGTTCGTGAGATAATGGCTAGTCTCCGTAACCTAGATCCTCGCTTTCATGAACAGCTAGCTAACGACGATGATCCTGATGTAAGTAGGATAATGATCGATAACCCTAATTATAAATTAAAAAAAACACTAGAAAATTTTGATTCGCTAGGTAAAAATTTATGTGCTCTAAGAGAGGCATTAAATAAATCTATTAATTACATTTCATGCGATAACTGCGGCCATGAACAGGTTTTTATGCCACATCAAGTTAAGTGCAGAGAATGCAAGCATAATTTTAGTCTATATAGATTAAACTCATTAAAGTCTTAATAATCAATAACTTAACACATTCAGGTATAACTGTATTAAAGTATCAGCTATTTAGGCTGTTTAGGCTTAAACGCCTGATAGAGTGTAATATATAAGTTTTTTAATGAACTCGTAAAGGAGACAAAAAATGGCTATGCGCGTACAAATTTTGGATAAAATCCAGAGAAACTGTCAGCAGAGAGGTCTTTCTGTATCTCGAATTAGCGCTGATGAACTTGAGGCTGAGGGACTAAGAATAACTGTTGAAGAGGCTGCTATCACTGCACCTATGGGTGGAATTGATCCGGCCGCGTCTCCTTTCTTGGGAATCGGCGTTGCTAATCCTGGCGTAATCGTGGTTGAGAAAGAAGATCTTGAAATGTCAGCTGCTGAACTTAGAGTGCTACGAATTGTCTCTGGTCACGCTAATGACATCTCAATCAGAACAGATGCTGCTAGCGTACTTACTGAGCTTGCTCGGTTAGAAGGTCATGCTGATCTTAATGGTATGGGTCAATAATATTAAAGAAGTTTATTTAAGGAGAAACTACTATGGAATTCACTAATGAAGAAATGGTAAAATCTCTCACTTCTTTAATTGATGAAACACTTGAAGAAATTGAAGAGATCAAAAAATCTAAATTTGCAGCTTCTGAAATCTCTCTAGGCGACGACAAAAGCGGAATCGCTGATAAGTCTAAAAATGGCAAAATAGAAGCCAAAAAAGCCGAAGACGAAGAAGACGAAGAAGACGAAGAAGACGAAGATGCAGACGATGATATGGATAAAGCCGACTGCATGGATAAGGCCGACGACGAAGAAGACGAAGAAGACGAAGAAGACGAAGAAGAAATGTCAAAGTCTTGGAAAGAATTGAAAATGCCTACTAAAAAAGAGCTTAAAGCCGCTAAAAAGCCGGATGCCGAAGGCAAGAAGCTTGCAGCTAAGTACGGCGGAAAAAAGACTGAAGTTAAGAAATCTGAGTACTCTGATGACTCTCTTATGAAGTCTTATGTCGATTCTAAATTCAGCGATCTTGAAAAGACTATCTCTCGACTGACTACTATTGTTGAGTCAATCGCAGATGCTCCAGTACAGCGTCGCGGAGTTCCAGCTGGAGTTGCTCCTCTTCGTAAATCACAAGAGGAAATTGCGCCTCTTTCTAAGTCGCAAGTAGCTAATCAACTGTTTGAACTTAAGAAAACTGGAAAAGCGGTAGATTCTGCTGACATTTTCAAAGTTGAAACAGGAAGCGAAGTAACAGTTTTAGAAATCGCCAATAAATACGGGCTAAGATAATTTAAGGAGATAAAAATGTACAGACACGAAACTGTAGACCAAATCAATCAGGGGCTAGAGCAGGGGATTGTATCTTCTGAAGAAATCGAGGCTCTTAACAAGGCTCTCACTGCTGGATACGGCGGTGCTGGTAAGCCAACTGACCTAGTTTATGGCGGTGTACTTCAGGCTGAATCACTAGAAAGCACTCTTAAGAGCGTTACTTTTGATATGAAAAACCTGAAGATGTGGCCAGCTATTTCAGTAGACAAAGCATACAACCTGTTCGAACAATATAATCGTTTGATCGGCGTAGGTTCTGACTCGTCTCCATATATCGGAGAAGGCGGAGCACCACGTGAAGAAGATTCGACTTATATTCGTGACGGTCAACGGATCGTGTTCTTTGGTACTCGTCGTAAGGTGAGTCATCAGGCAACATTGGTTCGTACGACTGTTGGTGATGTTGTTGCACAGCAAGCTAAAGAAGGCACAATGCATCTTCTTAAGAGTGTTGAGCGCGAAATGTACTGGGGTCATGCTCACTTTGCAAATCCTGCTACAGGCAAGCAAGACGGAGCTCTCTCTGATCTTCCTGCCAACTCAATTGCCATGAACGGCCTTCTTCAACAGCTCCTTAAAGGCGACGAAGATACTCAGCAGAAGTCAAAAGAATTCGAAGGCTATGGCGAAGCTCGCTCTATCTCTAAGGATCTTGCTGGTGCAGTTCTTACTCAAGATGATCTTGAAGATCTGGCAGTTATTGCTCTTGAGAACTTCGGATCTCCATCTGAACTTCACATCGAGCCACTTGCTCTGAGCTCTTTCATTAAGCAGTTCTATCCGCAGTTTCGCTCTAACCCTGGTCTTTCTAATCAGACCGTTGGTTATGACGTAAGCAAGATGACTACCTCTGCTGGTAGCATCGAGTTCAAACCAAATCTTTTCCTACGTCCGCGTGGGCGCGTTCGTTCAGTCGGCATCGCTGGTGCACCAGTTGCTCCAGGTGTTGGCGCTGTAGGTGCTGCTACTAACCCAGTAGGATCTCTTACTCCGGGTGACAGTTTTGACTATGTAGTTACAGCTGTTAACGATCATGGTGAGGGTTCTGCCTCTGCAGTTCAGACCGCAGTTGTTCAGTCTAATGGATCTGCTCAAATTAATGTAGGATCTGTTGCTGGTGCTAAATTCTTTAAGGTTTATCGCAAGGCAACTGGTGCAGCAGCTGGATCTGAGTCATTCATTGGAAACTACAAATCAACTGGTGATATCACTGATTCTGGTGCTAAAGGCGCTGGTCTTGGTGAAGCTTTCTTGCTTGATATGTCTTCTGAATGTATGCGCTTCAAGCAACTTGCTCCACTCTCTAAGATTAATTTTGCTATTGTAACCACTGCACTTGAGTTTGCTATCGTGCTATATGGGGCGCTCTTTGTGTATACACCACGATTCAACTGTTTGTTCAGGAATCTTGGTAAGTAGTAGTTGCACAAAAATCTTTTGTAAAAAAGGCCAGAATTTCTGGCCTTTTTTATTTCTCTCATAGTAAGTATAATGTTCGCATGTATCGTCCAAATGAGAAACTACTCGATATAGAGTGGCTAAAAGATCAGTACGAAATTCAGCAAAAATCAATGCGAACGATAGCAAAAGATCTTGGCGTTACTACCGCTGTAGTTTCTAAGTATGTAAAGCGCTATGGTTTAAGCACTAGATCTGCTGCTGAATCAAAATCAATAACATCTGCAACTATTGGACCCGTCTCTTATAAAAAAAATAAGTGCATAACCAAAGATTTTCTGGAAAAAGAGTATAAAATTAATGGCAAGTCATTAAGACTAATTTCTAAAGAGTTTGGCCTACACAGATCGCTTATTAAGAAAGCACTAAAGCACTTTCAGATTCCCGTAAGAGATCTTGTAGCAGCGCGTCAAAATAGAACACAGCATGGTCGCACAAAAAGAGCACATAATCCGCTGCTATATATTCATAAAGATGAAATAATAGCTAGCTATAAAAATGGTGAATCAATAAGGTCTATTCGTCATAGACTTGGTCTTTCTAGAGATTCACTGTATAAATTTTTAGTCAGCAGCGGCATACAGATTAGAACCTCTAGTCAGGCAAATATAGGTCGCAGGCACTCTTCTGCTACAAAAAATAAAATGTCTAAAACTGCCTCTGATCAGATAGTCTCTGGCAAAAGATCGTCGCATTCTCAAGGCAAGCATTATCATTGTATGTCGCCAAATCAAGGCCGTATAAGAGTAAGATCGTCCTGGGAGCGAGACTATGCTGACTATCTTTACTCTAATAATATAAACTTCTACTATGAGCACAAGCAGTTCCCACTCAGTAACGGCAAGATCTATGTGCCAGACTTCTATCTGCCAAGCACAGATGAATTTATAGAGATAAAGGGTTTTCTCAGTGAAGACCAGGCAGAAAAATACAAGCTTTTCGCGAATGAGTATCCTCATTTAAGCTGGAGACTGCTTAAGAAGCAAGATCTTAGAGGCATACTTAGAAGTGGTCCCAAAAAGAAAGTCTATGTAATCGCTGGAATAGCCGGTTCTGGTAAAAGCTGGGTTTGCAGCAGGCTAGAATCAGATCCTAGATTTCATTATATATCATATGATAAAAGTAAGAACAGCGATCATATGCGCTTGATCGGCGATGCCTCTGATTCTAAGTATGTCTTATATGATTTAAGTGTCAAAATATCTACTTTTATTAAAAATTACTCGCACAAATTTGATATACATCTAGTCTGCATACTTGGCGACTTTATTACCGTAAAAAATCAGTTAAAAAATAGAGGCGGAAAAATAACCGCTAGCACATATAAAAGATGGAATATCATTAAGAAAAGAGCTGAACAATATGCTGAATTTATAGGCTCTTCTCGTGATGTTTTGGCTTACATGAGAAATGTCGATATTTGATATTCGTATAATCCCGTTATAAACATTAGGATTAATCTTGTCTTTAAAAAAAATTCTTAAGCAACTTGCACTAGATGGCAGATACTACGCTGAGATGGTAGATAATCTTGCTGAAATATACTATCTAGATGATGCTAAGCCAGTAGTTCTAGCAGAATACGAGAAAACTGTTCTGCATCTAAACTTTAGATCAGATCTAATGCCGAGCACTGTTGCGCAGATATCTCATGATCTATCTAAAGTTGCAGCCAACATGGTGATAGGATCCTGCTTTGCCCTGACAGAAGATAGAGGCGTCGTGTATGGTAATGAGGCTATGGGTGCTCATTATCTTAACGTATACTTTGCACTACAATCAGCTTCTAAAGACTCAGAAGAAACAGATAGTGCCATACTTGTAGTTAAGGAGCCACTGGAGACATTTACTGGAAAAAGGCTTCATAGAAGCGACAAGATATATAGAAAGCTCTGGGAGGACAAATGAGTGTTTGGCCGTGCACTACTTGTGGAACAAGTACTCACATAGATATATATGCCAAAAATGGCAGCCTATGCAATAGGTGTGCGACCAATAGGTTGTGTTTGCCACCAGATGTTTATCTTGAAGAAGACTCAAAGTCCAGGCCAGCGACGCCTTCCAAAGAAGACATAATAAATAAGCCAAAACACTATAACTTTGCTAAAATAGAACCAATTGATGTTATTGAAGACTGGCAATTAGACTTTAGACTTGCTAATGCTGTTAAGTATATTTCACGTGCCGGTAAAAAAGATCCAGCTAAGACAAAAGAGGATCTGCAGAAAGCTATCTGGTACATAAATAGATATATATTAAAGGAATGCACTGATGACAACCAGTAAACAGAATAATCTTTCAGATAAGAAAAAAAGCATGCTAAGAGATTACGCAACTCTTAGGAAGACAATGCGAAAAGATCTTAGTGTGGAGGACTTTACCTCCAACACTGAGTACACCAAAGATATGCTAAAGCACCATTATGGTTCTTTGTCTAATCTAGATGAAGAGGCACGCAAAAAGTATCCTAGGTGCTTTCTAGACGTGTACATAGAAGATCTTATGACCGAACAGCAGCTAGATAAGCTGCGATCTACTGTTGCTAACAATAAGAAATTTGTCATAACTACTGCTGTTACTGGCTGTGAGCTAGACAGCAAGATGTATAAGTCGGTCAAATCCTATTGCAAGAAAAATAACGCAGCATTTCTGATTCTTATAGCCTCAGATCCAGCATCAAATCTTGACAGAGGCTCTCTTGGCAGAGTAGATAAACGTCTTACTGGTGAGGCCATAGTTTTAGAAGACACTGAGCTAAACTCCAATATATTCTTGTCTACCATAAAACTCTCTGCGAAACACATAGATCCAATAATCGGCCTTGGCCGCATTGGTCAGCGTGAGGGTAGTTTCGTATACGCTTCGCCAAAGCAGCGCCTGAAGTCAAGTCCAGTATCAAACACCAAGCTACCGCATTTCCTTATGACAACAGGTGCGATAACTGTGCCAGACTACACATCTGCAAACTACATGTCGAATCGTACCGCCTATATAGCAACCTATGATCATGTTATGGGCGGTCTAATAGTAGAAATTGGCGACTCAGACGAGTATCATTTCAGGCAGTTTCAATGCGACAACGGCGGTAAATTTATAGATCTAGGTGTTGAATATTCACCAACTGGATCAACAAAGAAGATAAGACCAGAGGCATTTATTTTAGGCGACTGGCACTCAGGCAGCACTTGCCCTATGGCAAAACTTGTCTGGGACGACGTGTGCAGAAACCTAAAGCCTAAGCGGCTGGTACTACATGATATGTTTGATGGCAAGTCAATAAATCACCATGAGGCCAACAATATCGACAGCAAAGCTAAGCGAGCAGAGCTTGGTCAACTTAACCTAAAAGAAGAGCTAAATATTGTTGCTCGTGACCTAGAGTACCTAACTTCTATATGTGACGAAGTAGTTGTCGTTAAGTCTAATCATGATGAATTTCTAGATAGATTTTTACAGCGTGGTGATTTTAAGAATGATCCCTACAACTACAAGTCTTTTCTTGAGTTAGCATTGCACTATGTATCTACAAACGAAGACCCACTACGATATGGTGTAGAGAAGATGGCCAGCTTGAATCCTAAGTGTATAAATAAAATCAAGTGGTTAAAACGAGATCAAGATCTACGAATTGCGGACATACAGCTTGGTGCTCACGGCGATAAAGGTGCAAATGGCGCCAGGGGCGGTCTTCAGTCTATGGAATTTGCCTACGGCAACTCTGTTACGGGCCACAGTCATTCACCAGAAATACTTCGTGGCGCCTGGCAGGTTGGCACCAGCTCTTATCTAAAGTTAGGCTATAATGTTGGCCCTAGTTCATGGCTAAATTCCTCTTGCCTAGTTTACGCAAACGGTCAAAGGCAGCTTATAAACGCAATAAATGGAAAATATAAGACCTAGACTGAGCTTCCTGTTATGGTATAATATTCTAGTATTATTGGCCATATAGGAGTCAAAATGTCATCTTTAAGTAAAGTAAGAAAACTTGTAACTCTAAATACTGTAGATGTCGCTCAGGCACTGCAATCTCTTAAAATTCCAGGAAAAGTCATTTCAGCTAACATGTCTACCAACTGGATTGATGTTGGGCAAGGAAACATACTGCGAATACAGGTAAGCGCTGATACATACGTAGCTTTTAGCGATAATCTATCCGGCAGCGTACCAAGTGTTTCTACATCTCCAGCTGTAAAACTTCAAGCCGGAGACCACTATGTTCTATGCCAGGCAAAGTATGTACGAGCCAGCGCCAACCCTACAAGGGTAGAACTTCTAGAAATTTAAGAGGCGATAATGAAGATAGAGAGCTTTAGAGAGATTCTTCTCAGAAAATCTAGCGAAGATACAAGTCTTAAATCTTTTATACATCATATGTCTGACGAACATCTAGTAAGATATGTAGACGAGTCTCTCAATAAGATGGCATTTAATAAAGAGCAAAGCAAGAAAACTAACCCTATGGTTATGGAGTTTGCAAGCGACTTGGCCACTAACGGTAATTTGCCAAAAATGATGTACGACCATCTCTCGCATCATGCCACAAGATATAAGGCGGCACTAAAAGCCGGCTTAAAAGATGTAGCTGGCCAGCATATGAGAAAAATATTTAACAACCTATATTTGACTCAAAAAATGATACATGATGGCAGCACAAACCACACAGATGGTGCAATCGATCATAATTCTACAAAATGGGTTGATCCTAAGCCATGGGAGAGACATAGGTACTCAGAGATGCATCCTAGTGGTAAATTTAAGTCAGATACTGAAGGCGTTAAAAGAAACTTTAATTCAGCACCATTCTACGATTATCTAGAGAAACAGCCACATCACTCGTACTCTAAAGAGATTCATTCTCATGGGCACAACAAAGCTTGGCCGCTTGAAGAAATAAAGTTTAATGGAAAGCATATTCACATAGACGACGATCACCAATCTAAAGGCGAATTTGAACATCACGAGCTAGATAGTCATCCTATAATGGATTACAGAACTATGACTATGCCATCCGCTAGCATAAACTCTGATGCACTATCGGCCTACTCTAAAAAGTCTCAGGATTTCATGGACAAGCATCTTTCTGGCGGGTATACGCCTATGCAGGTTAAAAATCCAGAAATAGGATCCAAGAAGTCTTCTCAAGTTCATGAAGATGTTGCACCGCTAGACACCTCGCATCTAGTAAGACAAGCTACTAGTGCGATGCCATCAGCTGAAAGTGCAACAGCAAAGCCAGCGAAGCCAGCTATGAGTTCAAAAACTAAGTCTGCAACATCTGCTATAACTGCAGATCATATTTCGAAACTAAACGCTCAAATGGGTGAAAAAAAAGTTAAAGAAATATTGGGTGAAGATGTTGTAAATGAAATAATGGGAAAAAAGTAGCATGCTAGAAACTCTTCTTAAAAACATAAGTAGTTTGCTTAAAAAAAATAAAGCTTTTTTCGAAGAGAATCCGGAAATCTTTTTGGCAGTAAAAGAAAGATTTGAGAAGGCAATAGAAGACGATGATCCATGGGATTACAGTCTAAGAGACGACGGCTATGGCGATGAATACTCCGATAAAGAGGATGAGCAATCATACCAGGATGAGGATCAGGCCTGGGACGCAGAGAGTAAAAGAGATCCAAAATATCAAAACATAGACGATGATGAGCAAGAATCTGGACCAGAATTTTTATCAGAAGACTATATTCCAGAGCAGTCGTATGATCCGTTCTCAGATGAGGACACAGAACAGGATAGGGCTTTAGCTGAACTAGAGCAGCAAAAGGCAGCAAAGCCTAAGCAGGTGCAGCCTACACCAGATAAAAAAGCACCATCTAAGCAAGACGAAGATCTTTATTCTGATGAGGCTTTTGCGGCAAAACCATCAGAAACAAAAGCTTCATCTAGATCACAGTGGAAGCAAAAAGAAAATTACGCGCCGCATCATGCAAAAGCAATAGCAGAATTTACTGGTCAAGGCTATTCACCTAGAGAGGCCGAAGCTCTAGCTGGAGCTCATGAAAAAATGACCATGCAAGACACGATAAAAAGAAATATTTCGCCAAGCGACCCTTCTCCAAAAATGCTACAGATGCTGCAGCGACACATAGGTGATATTTTTAGTTCAAAAAAAATGGCCGCCTCCATCAACCTTAATCCAGAAGAAAATCCAGACCTACATTTGCATGCAAACAAGAACAGTATACTGAAGCAAGCTCATTTGCCGTTTAAAGAGGCTGCAGCTGCCTATAGAAAAAGTCTGGCAGAGCAAGGCAAGGCTGATCATGAGATAGACAACATGATGCCGGCTTTTAAAAAGCAGTGGACTACAGATAATCAGGCTCACATTCAGAATAAGCACGCCGCAGTTGATAAGGTCGCAGGTATCGCTAAAGATAACAAAGAGGCTAGAGAAAGACGCCTAATGGAAACTAAAGGCGCTGTCATAATGTCAACAAAGCAAGGCGGAGAGTCATCTCCGATAGTTGGAGATGTGTCTAATGTAGCAGGCGGACAATCTAATAAAGAGGCGATACGACAAGCAGCTGGCGGAATTAAAGGCGGAGATGACGAGCCAACACAGACAGCTACTTCAGTAGATCCGCACTACAGGATGGCAGCCAGAAATCCAGCATTCGTTAAACAACTTGAATTACAGGTCGTTAAAAAGCTAAAGCCTGATCAGGTTGGCAGACTGCAAAACATAAATGCCATTAAGAAAAAAGGTGACACATAATGCCTATATCTAACACGCCAAGACAAGGAATATATCCTTTATGGGCCAAAGACGGACAAGATACTAGCGGAAATTTTGAACGCTATATGGCCTTGCCTACACCTGCTGATCTCAGAAACAGAGCTCTATTTGGCATACCGCTAACTTCTTCTCTTACAAATCAATCACTAACTGATGAAACCATAAAGCACTATATAGATAGTGCTATTTCTCAGATAGAGCACGAGCTAGATCTGTATATAACTCCAGTTACTTTTGAAGAAAAGCATGACTATAATAGACATGAGTTTAGCTGGAGCTACAACTATCTTAAACTTAATCACTCAAACGTTATAACAGTAGAAGAAGTTCAGCTGAGTTTCTCGAATGATCAGACAAATCTAGGGTTTGTTCAGTTTCCAATGGAGCACGTTCACCTTATGCCACAAGAGGGCGTGATACAGCTAGTTCCAGCATTTGGTACTAGCTTATCTGGCTTTTTGTTATCTGCATTTTCTGGCACACAGTTCCATGCTCTAAGGGCGATAGGCCTAGACAGCTTTCCTGGAGCTGTTAGGGTAAAATATCAAGCGGGGTTTGAAAAAGACAAGGTTCCAGCTGCAATCGTAGAGTTAATAGAGAATGTTGCTGCGTATAAAATATTAACTTTTATAGGACCGCTTATATTTCCGCATACATCTATGGGCGTTAGCATAGACGGAGTTAGTCAGTCGGTTGGTACACCTGGGCCTCAATTTTTAGCGGCAAGAATAAAAGATCTAACTGACATAATACAGACACAAAAAGATGCTATAAAAGGCTATTATCAAGTTCGCTGGAGAACTGATTTTTTCTAAAATATAAATTTAGCAGCAAGTATGAGGCTAAACTTATTAGAACTATAGGCGAGGAACAGTATGCCACTTAAAGAAGGCTCTAGTAAAGATACAATATCTGAGAATATAAGAACAGAGATGCATGCTGGTAAGCCGCAAAAGCAGGCTGTAGCTATAGCCTACTCTAAAGCTGGCAAATCACTTAATAAAGACGAGATGGCTGGCGGACTAGCAGACAGCAAAACTGAAAAAGATTTTGATAAAAAATCACTCAAGCAGGGAATAAAAGTAGAAAGAGAGCACACTAAAAATAAAAAGATAGCCAAAGAAATAGCAATGGATCATCTCACTGAAGATTCAGACTATTATAAAAAATTAAAACAAATAGAAAAAAGCATCAACTTAAAAAACAAGCCAGCATCAGCGTCAACGCCAGAGCCAGTATATCATATACACTCAGGCGGAAAAAGAGTCACTGAGAAGCCGATGTCTCTAAGTGATATAAGAGGAACATTTGGTGACATACGGAAGCTAGAAAGCTCAGGCCACATTCTTGTTCCTGAGAAGATCAGCAACTCAATGAAAAAGAAAGAAAAAATTAGAGTTGATATAGAGGCAGACGGAAAGCAAGAGCTAGATTACGGAAAAGAAGAACTGGACAAGTTTGGCGCTAAAGATGCTCAATCAAACTATCAAGATGCACAGCAAGACTACGATGAGTCGCTTAGAAGACTTAAGGATAAGTGGAAAAATCTTAAGAAGGCTATGGCAGATGAAGCATTCATTGATATGGCTGACGCTATGGGTGTAGAAGACGAAGCTGAAGAACAGCAGACGCAGCAAGAGCCCGCTCAACAACAACCTGAGCAACCAGATATGCAGATGCAGCAAGAGCCTGCTCAAGAACAACCGCAAGAACAGCAGATGCAGCAAGGCCAAGAAGAATCTGAGCCTGTGCAACCAGAAGAAGCTCAAGCACAATCTGAGCAGCAAGGCCAAGAAGAATCTGAGCCTTCACCAGAAGAGCTAGCTCAAATGCTTGAGCAAATGGGCTATTCTAGTTCAGAAATAGCACACATAATTCATGGGCACCATCTTCCAAGCATAGATGAACTAAATCAAGAAAAAGCAAAAACAGAACAGGCTAAAAGACAGGGTCAACTATCTTTGCAAGACATAGAACTGCAGATCAAACAGAAAGATCATGCTTTAAAAAGCGGTCATCATGAGAAATTAAACGATGCAGAGCTAGAACACAAGATGTCTCTGATGAAACTAGAACAGGAGCATAAGAAGCGTATGCTTGAGCTTGAGTTTGAAAAAGAACGTCGCAGACTAGAAGCAGAAGATGAAGTAGAACATAAAAGAAAATTAAGAGAAATAGAGCAAGAAAAAGCAAAAAAGGACATACCATCTAGACTAGACGATTCAGAGCATCAAAAGCGCATGCTTGATTTAGAGTATGAACGAGCTAAAAAAGAGATGGCAATAGATTTACAGATCAAGCAGCATCATGCAGTCCTAAAGGCAGAGCAAATGGCTATAGATGCCAAGAATAAAATTAAAGAAAAAAAGCTTAAAAAGGATTCTCTAGATGGACAAGAAAAGTAAGATTAAAATTGCTCCTAAGAATTCAAAAAACAGAAAAACGTACCTAGAAGAATTTGGCAAGTCTCATGTGCAGGTAGAAATATTTGACAATAAAGACATTGATCTTACAATAGGTGAAAATGTATCTGATAGAACAGAGGATGCCTTAGTTAAATCTATATTAGCTAAGGGCTACGAAGAAGTTTTAGAGAAAAAAGAGTGGTCGCCAAAAGCAAAGCATAAATCAGACAAAGGCGGCCTTACTGCAGCAGGTAGAGCTTCTTATAATAAGGCAACAGGTGGAAACCTTAAAGCTCCTCAGCCAGGCGGTGGGCCACGTAAGAGAAGTTTCTGCGCTAGAAATGCAGGTCAGATACGCATGCATAACATAGACTGCAAGAAGACACCAGACAAGCGAGCATGCAAGGCACGCAGAAGATGGAAGTGTTAGTGTGGCTAAAGCTGGTGACCTAGACTGGTCTAATTTAATTAAATCAAAAGATCAATATACTATTTCTCATGAAATGTCACCTAAAGGTGTACTTATAGTTACAGCGAGAGATGCAACAGACAATGTAGTAGGTACAGCACACTTTTCACACTCTAGTACAACTGATCGATATATTGCAGCAAACAGAAAACAGTTTGGAATCAGAGGCCTATCCCCAGAAAATACAGAAGTCCATCCAGATCATCGAAGAATGGGTGTTGCAACTAAAATGTACGCACACGCTAGTAAAGTGATGAATATGCCAGTAGAAAGACCACCAGAAGAGCATCAGACTGCTGACGCAAAAGCAATGTGGGGAAGTAGACTTAAGAAGTCTTGGCCGGAATGGAACGACAGTGATGTTGGTAAAGTTTTTGGCAATATGAAAATACAGCTACAGGCAACTGATGAGCAGCTATTTGGTCATCTTGTTAGAACTGAAGAGCAGCTAAAGAAGGCTGATGCTGAGTATCAAGATAAGTTAAATAACTGGTACTCTGAGGCTAATAAGTTTGTAGACAATAAAGAGACTGACTGGGGCGACGGAGAATCATTTAATAGCACTCTTACAGAGCAAGAGCGATTAAGACGCAACATGCATCTGGGTGATGAGAGCGATTTTTAAAATATATTCCGATACGATAAAAATTCTCTAGCAAGGGCTAGAGTCTTAGGAGAGGCTATGGCAAATTTTAATCTACCGTATATTACGGAAAAGCGCTATATTGCACTAGCGCCTATGCTGCTTACAGCGGATGGCGATTCAGATGGCCTAATAACAATATCGTCTACTTATCGAATTAAAGTAGGTCAAACGCTTAGCTTTAAATCTTCAGCTGTTGCCATAAGGCTAGCAAAAGTAAAGCGCGTAATATCTACTACTCAGTTTATAGTCATAGACCCAAAAGATCCAGTTACTACCATAAATAAGCTAGACATGTCAGACCTATTGGTAGCTGACACTGCTACGGTACAGCTATCTCAAGAAAAACGCCCTGTTATAGAGTTGCTAGAGATACAGCGGCAGATATATGAAGAAGAACCCACAGTTGCACTAAGAACTCATGCTGTAGACTGGCTTGGCAGAAGCTATAGCAGATCAAATCCAGTTCCGGTAGAGTTATCTGAAGGCTCTATATCTATTGGCACAGTAAATGCTGAGCTAGAGGTACAGCTGTCTCATCTAGATAATGTGCCAGACGCTGGAGACGTGCATGATTCGGTAAGAATAGGCGATGGTGTTCATACGCTAAAAATAAACAACGATGGCTCTGTAAATATTACCGATAATAACAGCTCACTAACTGTAGATGGCACAGTTAACGTCAGTAATTTCCCAGAAACACAAAATGTGGCTGTTACTTCAACGGTTGAAGTTGAAATTAAAAATGACAGCGGAAATCCGCTTCCGGTAAGTGGCACAGTATCTGCAGCTCAAAGTGGTAACTGGACAGTTACAGTAAATCAGGGTACAACACCATGGATAACTAGTGGCTCTGGTTCTGGCACAGGCGTTGGCGGAAACACTGATGCATTTGGTAGGCTACGAGTATCTAATCCATTTACGCTTTTTGACAGCTCCTTCAGATACGGAGACAACACGCTTAAATGGAACCATGTAACTACCGGATCTGCCTCTGTATCTCATTTAATAAATGAAAGCACTATGGCACTAACAGTTAGCGCATCAGGCGATTCTGTGATAAGAGAAACCAAGAAAGTTTTTTCATATCAGCCGGGCAAAAGTCTACTGATACTTAGCACTTTTGCAATGTCGTCAGGTGTAAACATGCTTCAAGAGGTTGGATATGGCGGAGCAAACGACGGCATATTCTTTAGAAGAACTAATGGATTAAACTACTTTGTTAAAAGAACATCAACTTCTGGAACTCCGGTAGAAACGCTAGTGCCGCAGTCTTCTTGGAGCATAAGTACTCTGCCAGAGCTGGATCCGACAAAAACTCAGATATTCTGGACAGACATAGAGTGGCTTGGCGTCGGCAGCGTAAGGTGTGGTTTTGTTATAGATGGTGTTTTTGTTCACTGTCATACCTTTAACCATGCAAACACACTAACAAGTGTGTATATGAAAACTGCCATCCTTCCTATAAGATATAGGATAGCCAGCACCGGATCAAGCGGAACAATGAAGCAGATATGCAGCACCGTAATATCTGAGGGTTGCTATGTAAATACAAGTCAGACCTCCTCTATTGGTAATAGTCTTGCTGGTGCCAATTTAACAACAGTGGACTATAGGCCGCTTGTAGCAATAAGATTAAAGAGCACGCATCTAGATGCTGTGGCAATACCTGATCTTTTCGATGTTTATGGGCTGCAGCAGTCTGCATTCAAGTGGCGCGTAGTGCTTAATCCTACGCTTCCAAACTCGTCTTGGGTTAGTGCTGGTGCTTCAAGCTGTATAGAGTATGATATAAGCGCGAACTCTATATCAGGTGGTACCGTTATTGCTGAGGGTATATTTGTCGGCTCAAATAAAGGCGGATCAATATCTTTTAAGAAAGATTTAACTGATTTTACGCTTCAGTTAGGCAGAACAATAGACGGCGTTTCAGATATAATATGTCTAGCAGCTATTGCCACAGTAAACAATGACGACGCTGTAGGTATTATAACCTGGCAAGAGCACAGCTAGTCTACTGCGGTATGCTCTTCTTGTTCAAGAAGCGACTTTAGCTCAAAAAGTATGGCAGATGTAGTATCTATCTCTGAGCTGATCGCACTCAGCTCATGAAGCGTTTTATCTCGCTGCTTTAATAAGAACTCTATATTTTCAGATAGTTGCTCTATTCTAGAAATAATCTTGTCTTTCATGCTTAACCTCTTTTTATGATATAATTATACTGCTTATCAATTATACTTTTATGTATAGTTTCACACGGGGACATGTGCTTGAGCAAAAATACTATAGATCTTATTTATGACATAATTAAAGAAGAAAAAGAAGAATCTACTGAATTCAGAAAAGAAGTCAGAGAAAACAACTCTAGACTTCAGGAAAAACTCACAAAGATAGAAATAGAAACTAGCGAACGCTTATCTAAAATAGAGTCGCTAGATGAAGTTCAAAATCAGCAGCTCGCAGATCACATGCGCCGCACAGAGCTGCTAGAACAATTACACATGGATAACAAGAAGCGAATAGAAACACTTGAAGTGCCTACGCGCATTTTAATAACTGTAGCTATATGGGCTGGCTGGATATCTGCTATAGCTGGCGCAGCATATAGTCTAATTAAACTAATAAGAGGATAACATGACGCGAAGACAAGATCCATTTAAGTCACAGAGGCGAGGAGCATGGCGCCGCGCACTTTCTCACAATAAACTGGCAGACAAAGTTCTAGATGGAATCATAAGCATACAGTCCAGCATTAATAGCACCATGGACAAGGTGGAGGCAGCAACGCCAACTACGCTGCCTACTGATTTTTCAAGTAAAAAAATAGGCAAAATAGCAGAATGGGGCAAGCTGCTTCCTGGCAAAATTTCAGAGAATCCCACTAATGACTATCGCGGCCACGGCCATAGACAATCACTTGTATGGGCACTACTTCATGCATTATATAGCCAAGAGGTAACTGAAGAGTTCGTTCATTTAATAGACGAGCTACAAGAAGCCCACGATGAATTATGTGACAAATTAGATGCACAAGCCGGAACATTATCTGATACTGATTTTACTGATGAAATAGGTATGCAAGTACTTAATCCTGATAAGAAAATGCCTAGCAGAGCTCGAGCAACTTTTAAAACATGGTTGATTTCATCGCTGTCATCATATAACATGACAAATGACTATATAGACAGTATAATGCAATGTCAGAAAGCTATAAATGAAATGCTTGAAGCGCTAGATAGCGGTTCTGTATCGATGCCAGCTAAGGTAAAAGTACTGGATCCTAAAGCTAGATTATAGTTATAAATATTATTAAGTTGTGACGCTGACTTGAGCAGCGACTTATCAAAAGGAGAAGATATGGCACAACACAAAGCAGGCCTAGAGAGGGTAGTGAGAGCATCGCTACGACATAAAAGGGCTGGCACTGAAGTAGCTACTGCAATTTTAGCTATTGAGGCTATGGTTCTTACATCTATAGCACAGAACTCTATAGTAGAGAACGCAGACAAAAAAGTACTAGCTAGATGCAGGGCGTCATTGTCGCATAAAGCTTTTGGCAAGAGATTGGCAGACGCTATAACAACTATAGACGCCATTATTGCAGCTGATTCACTTAGCGTTGAAGCTGAAGATAAGCCTTTAAAAGGTCAACATAAGCAAGGTTTAAGAGTTGTTTGTCGTCAGGGTGTAGCTTCTAAAGTTTTAGGTAAGCAAATAGCTGATATGGTAAGCAAAGCCGAAAAAGCTATTGATCTGCTGATAGCAGAATATCCAGCTGACGCAGATCTTGTAGATATAAAAGCAATACTTGAATCATAGGAACTAACTTATGAGTATTAAATTTTTAAACATGTCTAATTTACTAGAGAGGTTATTAAATGGCACGAAAAAAGAAAGTAGCACCAAAACTATCAATGAAGCAGAAACTCATGAAGAAGATGAAAGAGATGATGCAGAAGTTGATGAACATGATGCCGTGGAAAAAGTAGTCAAGAAGAAGAGAATCAAAAAGAGACTATAATTAAGCGCCCACAACTGTGGGCGTTTTTTTTAAAACTTAAACAATCTTCTAGTTATCAGAACTGATATCATCAGTAGTATAACTCTAAATGCTGCCTTTCCATATATCTTATATTGCAGAATCTTTGATACCTCTTTGGTGCCGCTCTGACTCTGCTGTTCTTTTAGCTCTTGTACTTGCTTCTCTAGCTCATCGCGCTTCTTTATGCTCTGAGTCATTCTCCACTTCCAATCCACAGACTTGTAGTAGTCTATCTCTTTATTTATCGAATCTATTTGTTTCTCTATTCGTGTGATACGATCTGCGAGGTTGTCAATCTGATCAATATCTCGCGTGCCCTTCAGCGTAATCTCAGATGTAATAACAAACAGCATAAGGGCAAATATCGATGATCTCAAGAGCAGCAGGAACCACCTCTGAATGCCTGAATCTGATTTATAGCCGGCTAGAAATATAAAGCAAACTTCGGTAAGTATGGCCTGCAACCAGGTTTTTGATGTTATATCGCCTTCACTATAAAATGGCAACGCTTCGCTAACCAAAAACGCTGTGATCGTACTTAGCAATATGAAATATGATAGGAATTTTATTGAAATTTTGCTTAAAACTTTTTTAACTTGTCGTTTAAGTTTGGCTTTTCGCCAGCGCTCAAGCTCAGCCGGAGTAAGTAGCGTGTACACATCTATGGGATCATCTTTGAGAACTATTCTAACTAGTTGATTTATCTCATCTAAAAAGGATAGGCTTACCTCGTCCTGATCCTCAGTCACAGAGACGAATCCTCTGCGTATCCTTTCAGCCTGCTTTTCTAAATCTTCATTCATTTAACTATTATACCGAGCTTAACTAGTAGCCAGTACATTTCTGTTCTACGCAGACCTTTTACGAATAGCACGACTCTATCCACTCAAACATCTCCATTATCTTTGCCTCAGAGGCCGACTTATCGTTCCAGAACCTACACAAACCGCTAGGATGCGGTAGGGCGAAATGCTCTATTCTAGCTAAATTTAGCCCATAAGATGCTGTTTTTCCAAATGCAATTATTTTGAAATCCCGGATCTCATGAAATTTTTGCTTAATATTATTAAGTTCTAGCTTGATAACTTTATTGCTTAAAGGTTTGTTACCTTCTGTTTTGTAGTCAACTAGATTTATATAGATTAACTGATAGTCGCTATCTTTAAATAGTTTATCTATGAACTTTCGCGATTTGGTGGCTGGATGAAACGGCGTAGAGTCAGGTGACGCAGAGCTAGGATTGCTGCCTACTATTATTAAACTTTTTCTTATCAAACTCATTTGAGTATCTCTTAATTTCAGACAACATTTCGTCTTTCATTTCGTCATGAAAAATGATTTCTAGTTTAGCCATAGCTATACAAAGATTAAAAACACGCCAGCGAGTTGTTCCAAAATAACTCTCGTAGCTTTCATTAAAGTTTGTAGCTGAGCTTGTAAAAACCTTCAGGCGTGACCTCTTGCTCAATCTTAAGATCCTTCATGTCTATACAGTGATCTCTATATAAGTCTCTGCAGATCACCTCTGTTATTCCAGCTTGCCACATTAGTCTTAGGCATTTCTGACAGGGACTCAGCGTTATTACTAGAGTGCAGTTATCTATGCAGATACCAGATTTGGCACAGTGTGAAATCAGGTTATCTTCTGCATGAATCATGTATTCGTATTTTTCAGGTCGTGTTTTTGGCAGTATGCTGTCTGGTGCGCCTCGCACAAAACCATTATGCGCTGTTGCTACCACCATGCCTGTGTCGTTCTTGATAAGAATAGCGCCAACTTTAGTTTCAGCGTCATGCGATCGCTCTGACACTGCTACGGCTATGCCCATCCAGTATTCTAGCTTACTAGGTCGCGTCATAGTTCGTCAATAGTAATAGGTCTAGTTAAGTAGTAGTCTCTTCTAGACTTTTCTAAGAAGTCAGAGAACGATATAGTTCTTTTCTTGTTCATGTATTTTCTTGTTTTTGGCGGCTCGCCGTTAACTTCAATAGTTAAAATTATGCACTTATCTAGTGCTTGCACATTGTGAGCTATGTCATGAGACGTTGCACCATACGCATATGTAACACCTCTCCAGTCTTTTTGAGGAGTCTTGTCAGGCACGGTTATAGAGATATCGGTGACAAACCACTCTACAACGCCCTCGCCAAAGCCTGTTACTGCGTCATATATTTTGTCATTTACTTTTAAAGTTTTTACGAATTCATATGCCGCTAGCTCTGAGGTAAATTTTATTCTCTTTTTGTTATTTAGGTTTCTTGCCTTGTTTTTCTTTTTAGAAAGCTCTTTGCCTTCTTTGAAGGGATCAAACTCATCTTCTTTTGAGAAGATGATAGATTCTGCCTGAGCATCGTCTAGTTCTAGTGTATAAGAAACACTAGGAAAGCGTATTGTTAAACACACGACGTCTTTGCTCATTCCTCCGCTAGAGTTTATTCGCTTAGCAAATATAAACCCGTCGTCTTTGTGGACAACCATGAACTTATCTTTTCTTTCACTTCCGTATCTTCTTACGTAGCTCTTTGTTCCATCTTGGTTACCATAGGACACATGATAGACTTCACCGATATTTACATGCTTATAGTCATCGAACGATTTCATTATAATCTTAGCGTGCTCGTAAAAATCAGCACCTTTTATTCGCTTATTGTCTTCTTCTGTAAGGTTATAACTCATCGCCCTGCTCCTTATTTCGCAAACCTTCTATTGTTTTAAAGAGTATCTCGTCATCTTCTTCAAGAACACTTCTTATTGCCTTGTATGGTATTGGCTTAAATCTAGTAATCTTAACTTTCTGTTTAATTTTTTGACCAGTTTTAGGATCAGTTATTTCTATTTCTTCAAGAAACTCTGATTCTACAAGAGGGTCTAGTTTACTGTCTTTTTTCCTTGTTTTTCTTACTTTCTTTTCTTTTTCTGCCACAACTACCTCAAAAATTGATCAATATTTTTCCACTCACTTGATAATACATTTTCTACTGCTGCTCTAAATACATCTAGTTCTTTTGGTAATTTTTTTTGCTTAATGAAAGAGATCCAGTTAGCTAATTTTCCATTTACTATTAGTTCATTATACACAGTAATCGGTGTTAATAGTTGTGCGGTAAAATGCGATCCGCCGTCCATCGCTATACCCTTATGATTCAATAATAGTGCTTCTGTTGTAATCTTAATATAGTTAGCTATATCAAGCCGATCCTCTAGCGACTCACCATCTATGAGAGATACATCTGGGATATAGGCCTCAACATTATCAGAGGGGGTTGTGATAATGTTGAGGCTGTATTGTGACAGGTTTAACTGCACAAAAAGTGGACACTTAATAATTAGAGTAGCGCTAGAAATTTCTAGCAATTTTAAATTTGTTTTTGCTTTAAAATAGTGATCCTGAATGTCTTGTAGCAATTTCCCGTTGCCAGAAAATGACAACGGAGCTACAAAACCTTTATCTAGAACACTTATTTTATTTAAAAGCATTAGCTGTCACTTGTCTATAAGATATAGATGTAAAATTACAGGTCTTCATCTTTTGAATTTATTAAGCCTGCAGGAATTACAGGGCCATCATCTGCTATCGCAGCCTCTAGTATTCCAGTTGCAATAATGTCTTCCCAATTAGCCTCAATATAATCTATTGTGCCTTCGTCTAAAAAACTAGGAGATTCGCTAAAGTTTGTTGTTAGTGTGAAAACTTTGGCGTGATGCTGCTCGCGCTCCCACATACATCCAACTGCCTCAACCATAGAGTAAAAGTCAAATGCGCCTCTTATAGTGGAGGCCAATAAGCCAGGCTTATTTCTAGGGCCAGTATTTACTGCAACTATGAACTTCTCATTCATTATTTTTGAGAAATCCATAGTGCCTTCCATTAGCTCGGCACAAAAATCCTCAGATTGAGTTAGTGGCTTAGCCACGGTCATAGTGTCGTCTTTTTTAGGGGCAAGTTTATCTTGCCGACTTTGAGTAGAATCTGGAATAAAGCTCATTTTAACCCCTCGTTTTTTATTGATTCTTTAACAGCCAAATCGGCTATGAACTCCTCAAATATTTTAAGTAGTTTTCTATTTTCATTTACGTATTCTCCGTTGTCTTTTTTATTGTATCTTTTGTGCTGTTTTATTTTTTCAGGTTCATCTCCTACAACTGGCCTACCGTTTATAAAAAGTTCATCTTCAACTCTTATCACTATGAGGTCAAGCTCAGAAGATATAAAACGCCTAGCGTCATTAACTATCTCAATAGACTCAATCGCAAATTCATATACTAAAAAAGAATAGTCATTGTCGAAATGATTCTTTACCTCGATCGCATCACCTAAAAAGCTATCAGTGTTATCTCTGTCAAAATCTAATGATACTAAAAAATCGCCGCCATTATAATATGCTCGCATGTTTCTGCTCAGACCAATAGACTCGTCTAAGTCTTGAAAGGCCATATTAGACTGCTCTACTAAACGATTAAGATCTTTAAACTTAATTCGCACTATATCATTTTTTTTTATGCCAAGATTGCGTATCTTATTCATGTTTATTTATCGAATCTGTTGAAGCCAACAGCGCCTCCTCTAGTGTTTGAGCGGCATGGGCCTCAATTAGCTCTTGCTCTGATATAAGCTGAAGTAAGCAAGCTATTTCCCAGAAATAGCTGTTGTTACCTGGTTGTAGACCGCCCAAATGTATGCGACAGTCTCTGGACTTAAGATCTGCTATTCTGTTTGTGAGTTCTAGGTCGTCTATGCTGGCATTATTTAAGTTATCTATGAATTCATTAATTCTTACGGCATCTATTATGAATTGCCTAAAAGACGCCGGCGCATCTTTAAATATCTGTATTCTTTTTTGTTTTAACAATTTTTTGCGTTCAATCTCAAGCTCGCCAAGCTCCTGCATTTCTTGAACGGATAATCCTGTCCCTATTGTGGCAATATTAGGAGCGCCGCTGATTCTAATAGAAGTAGAAGTTGTTCCAGCACCTATGATTGGAGTAGAGGTAGTTGCACCGGTCGCGCCTAAAATTGAATTAACATATTCTCTCATTGCGGCGTCGTCCATCAGACTCTCCCAAGCATTTTTAAGATCTTGTCTTCATCCCTGTCATAGATGTGAATAGAGTCTACGATATGTGTATATTGGCCTAGCTCTAGATCTGGGTAGACGGGCCGTAGTTCTTTGACCATATCTTCAGCTAGCGAGATAAACCAAGGCAAATCATACACCAGACCAAGCGTTAGATCATTGCTGCGCATGTGTACCCTAAATAAAAGTTTATTATCTCTTATATGAAAATTTCCATCTAGTGTACAGGTCATGTCTCTGTTGCCCTTATAGAAGTGCTCTGGTAGACTAAAACGCAGTATTGCTTGGCGGGTATCTTTATCTGACTTTAAAGCATCAACACACCACTCCCAGGGAGTTCTCATTACGCTTGACGAGTTGTGTATTAGGTAATCTACTACGCCTTCTGAGCCAAGACTCTGTAGATTTTTAAAAAGCTCATACTTAGGATTTCCATGCGACTTATTATGTTTAATAAGATAACCGTATGCCGAGTTAATGGTTTCGTCTGGATTTGCGATCTCTAACCAAAACTTAGATGCTTCAGCGAAATCTGAAGCTTTATTGGTGCCAGAGTTATAGAGTGCGCACTCTTTTGATGTGTAGCTTGCAATAATCTTATTTCTGGCAGAGTCTTTAGTTACTATTGTTTCACTCTTTGGCTCGTCAATCTGAAACATATAATACATTTTTTCACGAATTCGTTGCCCACGAGGCGAACAAATATTGTCTGGGTTATCATAGACATCAGCTAAAACGCCAAGATATGCTTCATGTATGTTGTTGAATTTTTTCATGTGCCCTCCGATAGCAATTATACCTAGTTCTCGGAATCAGCTTCGCCAAGCACCTCTTCAATATTAAGGGACCAAACGCCATAACCTTTTGATTTATTTGTTAATTTCTTCATCAGAGAGCCGACACGCTTACTTAGATGACCATATACAAATGTAGATTCTTTTGTAGCATGCTTTGGACTATAGTTACGAAGCGCAATAAAAACTTCTGCCATTAAGTAAGATCTTATGTCGGACATTGTCCAGCCACTGTTTCCTAGGCTAATACTGTCACTTGCCAGACTAAGATTTGCCTCGTTCCAGTTTTTTCTTACTGACTTGGCTAAGTATGACTCTATCATGGGCTCGTATTTACGCACCATATCGTCTGATACAACTCGTTTATCTTCCATGCTTTTTTCCTAATACATCTATTAGATGCAGTATATTTCTGCGATGAACATCATTGTTTTCGCTTCTTATTGTTGAGCTTTGAGTAACAGAATCAAAATACTCGTAGATCTTAAACATGTCATCAAAAATTTCTTCTTCACGATAGGCACATCTAATGAGCTTTTTAAGCTGCTTAAAACCTTTAGTTCTAGTTGGCTCTTTATTAAGAGAGCATTGTTTATAAACTCTAGAAAAATCAGTTAAAATATAATCTTTTACAGCATTTACAGTGTGTTCAATATCTATTACAAAGCCAGAGTCAGATCCATGAAAGACTGTGCCTCTTCTTAAGTTTGGCCTTATCAGATTACCAATAAATGAATCTTCGATCTGCGGATTCCAGTTTGGCTGATCAACCCTTATAGAGGTTTTACTATAGCCAATTGAAAGCTTCAAGATAGGCTTACCAGGGTCTATCTCTTGCACAGCAAGCTTAATTCTTTCATAGAATTTCATAATGTCACCTTCTCGTCGATAGAGTATATCGGCCTATTATTGTGTGTCATAATTTTTAACTTAGTTATGTTTGCTAGAGCTGGCAGGTTGCCGTCTTTTACATATAGAAGGATCCAGTCAACGAATCTGCTTGCTAGGCCAACGTCTCGTATATCTATTTTTCTAGAATCAATAAGAGCCACAAGGTGGCGACTAAGATGTCGTACTTTTTTTCTAATAGATCTTTGCTTTTTGACTGTGTTATCATTAAATAGGTCTGCGATTTCATTTATTCTTTTAGAATCATAGGTGTTGTTCCAGCCGTAAAATTTGTCATCTATTGTTTTCTTAATAACACCAACTATCTCATCATCGCCCAAATAGGCTTTCTTCTTAACTAATAGGATTCTTCCATTCATTTTGTTATTTTTAAAGTCATAGTCTATAGATTCAGCCGCCTCTCCTTCTGAGTCATAGATTTTAAACTCAAAGAAGGACTCGCTAACCTCCCACACCTTATCAACTAGGTTATATAATTCTAACTCTTTAGCCTTAGATCGCACAACGTCTCTTACTGAGAAACTATACTGAGTTTGCATGTGATCTCTTGTTATTTCCACTTCGTCTGGAAACTGGGCGAGATCGTCATTTAGCGAATATTGATATGGTTCAATTAATTTAGAGATGTCATCCATCTCTTCATAGACCTTGTCTTTAAATAGTGGCATTAATCCTCCAAAAACGTTTCTATTTTGTAAAAATCACCGCTAATATAAGTCCATGTTGTAACGCGACAAATATCAAGCAGACCGCACACTTGAAATACTTGACAAGCAAGCGTTCTTTCCCTAGAAAACTCAGGATACTGGCTGAATTTGCTGTAAGACCAACTAGACAACAGCGTATCCTAGTTCTTTAGCTTTTGTTAGACTGAGTGAACCAGCTTTTTCGCCGTTACGTCTCGTACGCTTAATTTCGAATCTGTCGAAATACACGAACTTACCCTCTGATTCTTCGACCTGATAAACAGTACCTTCGGCGTCTTGAAAGTGTCCTCCGATACCTACTTCATTGACCACAGCCTGTGTGGCTTCTTTAAGTTCTTCTAGGAATTTTTTGTAGGACTCCTTCTTTTTCTCGAGTTCGATATACTTGATCTGTGCAGAGCTTAGCATCTAGTGCCTCCAGTGTTTTACCCATTGATGAAGTAGGATCAGCAAAATCCCATATAAATGACTTAAAGCTTTGACCTAGCAGGTCAAGCTTGCCAAATCCTTTATGACGGCGCCCTATGTTAGAACAGTGGGGTTAATCTGTTCTAGCATTTAATCGTAGTCGATATTGCAATTCAGAACAACTACAAGATCATGCGTCTGCAGTCCTGTAGGCAATTCTTCACGAGTAAAGTCAAGTAGCGCATCAACAGATGACAAAAAATCTTCAACTATTTTATAACTAGAAGCATATCCCATAATTTTATATCGAATCTGTTAGAGTTTTTTATCAGTGAGCTCAAGATATAGAGCTACTGGCCATATTATGTGATTTAAGAACCCGGTAAGTAAGAATACTAGCACGCCAAGTTCACCACTTAAAAGTGCCGTACCGTACTTATCTGCGTTTCTATAGTGTATGAATAGATTAACTGCTGCACCTATAAAAAACCAACAAAGAATAGCTGCGTTCACTTTGCTCCTCGCAAGTAGTCTAGCAGATCTATTGAGGCTATATTTTTATACTTACTTTCACACATAATATCGAAGTCTTTGGTGAAAGAAGAGATCCAGTCATTGCAAGCTGTGTTCCAATAGTTGTCTGAGTGAGCTCTAAGTGCAGTTTTTTTGTAGCCTTTGTTTAAAAGCAACGCTAGATCCGGTTTTTCGTCCAGTGGATGATCTGCTAGTACGGATTGTTTAGATATGCTATAATGCATACTAGGTCTTATACCACGCCAGCTTTCTATAACCTGTTTTACCTTATCACAGTCAGCTAATATATATTCGCCAGTATTTACCCAGTGATGATGAACATCTAGCACAAGAGCAACGTGCTCCTTTAGTTTTAGTGTTTCGTCTAGACTATGACCAAATTCATCATTTTCAATTGTGATTAAGTTGCGAGCAACATCAGAGAGTCTGCCAAGATTTTTAAGCAGGGCGCTAGTACCGCCTTTGCCGCCAACATGTACGTTTATCTTACAGCCGTCTTGAAATGATTTGCCATAACCCATCCAGCCGGCCATGTCAGCGTGGTACTCAAACTCCTCTATGGATCTTGCCACCACGTCTTCTTTGTCACTTGCCAATACGGTAAATTGTGCTGGATGAAAGGACACCTTTATATCTAGATTTCTAGCTTTAGCGCCGATACCTTTGAAATCCATTTCAAGTTTTGCCTGCAGATCGCGACTTGTCCAAAACTCAACCCAGTTAGGATGAGTGTATAGTGGACATATGTCACTGCTAATACGAAACATTTGCAGCTCCGGATCCAGAGTTGCCACATAGTCTAGAATTCCATCGAGCGCCGCTATATTATGATCTACTATAGAGAGTAGCCGCTCTTCTGCCACAGATCTCTGCTGCCTATTTGCCCATGTGAATGTAGTAGTCTTGCAATTAAGGCGAGACTCGATAGCCTCGAGCTCTTTGGCTGGAAGAGATCCGTTGTGCATATATTTGCAGGCAAAACCAAGTCGCATACTACCTCTTTTGAATAATCTTAAAGAGATTATACGTTTATGAAATTACGGAGTACTAGAGGCCAAACATTTTTAATATTTGTTCGTCGGATAGCTTAGATAAATCTGTGCATGAGCAGCGATATAGATCAAAATCACCTACGCCCAATAGATACAGCATCGTCTCTATGTATCCGTGCGGCCCAAATATTTCACGCTGATGGCAGTCTGATGACTGCTTTGATTGTAGCTCCCATCTAAGCTCTTCAACTATGTTAACTCTATTACTTAGATTTCTATTAATTTCGCTTCTTGCCTTGATTCTCTCTGAGGAATTTAACTGCTTGCGTATTGCAGTGGGCTTTTTATCTGTAGAGTTTTGCTCTATTAGTCTTTTTCTTTTGTAGCTCGCAGTCATGACAGCACGACCCTCTACTTAGTTCTTAATACTAAGATTAATATCTATATTGCTTGAGTATCTTCTAGTGCTTTTTTCAGCTTTTTAAGCTTACTCTTTAGTCTATTTTCTGGTGCTTTTCTAGAGAATTTTTCGTCGCCTTTATTATACTTTTGAGATATAAGCTTGACATTGCCTGAGGCATAGCCCTTATTGTTGTTCTTGCGATTCATTGACATCTTCTTGCCATGTTTTTTCTCAGCAGACGAGTACCGCTTGACTGCGGACCCAGTCTTAGTCTTCATGTGGCCAGAAGAGTGGCCATTTTTACCATTTTGGCCAGACCTAGTTCCAGGCCCACCTTTTTCTCTGCGCTTAGCCTGTAAGACCTGCTGATAACCACGCTCTTTATGACCCGGAGTTTTGCGGTCGCGTCGCAGTTTAGCTAGCATTTTCTTATACTTAGCTGGGTCTTTGTCTTTGTAGTAATTAGCCCCCTTATTTAGCTCGCTAAGTATTTGCTCTTCTAGCCAAACTAAGTCGTCATAGAGTTCTTGCAGAGATTTTAATAGAGTATCATTTTTCATGCCAACATTATACCACATTATGCCTATTAGATCAATAGTGTTTTATCTTGTATGACCACTTAAATCAATGAAATTATAGATATTTTAATTAATTTTCGCTATTAAACTACAGCTTATAGCTATTCTCTAGATAGCTCTCTGGCTCTATTGGCTTTGACACTGCTACGTTGCTGTCATTTAGCAAAATCGATTCTATGACATCATTCTTTAATTGTTCTAGGTTATGCTCAAGCGCTATAAGTCTACTATCTAGCGATAGCCCGTCTATATCTATATATCTAGATGATAGTCTATTCATTTTTTAAGATTAAGCTCAACTTCGAGCTCCTCAAGAGTATGCTTGACCTTGTAAAGGCTTCCGCTGAAAGTTGAAACATATACTCCGCCTCTATCTTTGTAGAGACAGGAAATCTGATGTGCATATAGCTTCAAGCTGTATTCTACTATGTCGCCTTTTTCATCTTTTCTAATTGCTGTAAATGTCATTGTCTCCTCTCTTCAATATTCTAAACTTAAAGCTAAATCGCTCCATATCGTCTACTTCCCAGCTATTGTGCAGTGGATAAATTAAACCCAAATTGCAAAGGGTGCACTCAAGTGCACCCAGTACGTTAAATGTAAATGTGCCCTGCTCGTCAGGTGCCCATCTCCACTTATGATTTCTGAGATTAATCATTTGCACCTATCGTTTAGATCCACCTGGAATCTGCACTGTTTTAGCCCACGGCTCGTCTTTAAACGGATGATCAGTTGTGCCGTCTTTGCTGATAATAAAGACAGTATTTGGAAATCTGCCATTTGAGCCTACTAGCTTTTTAGTGTCTACATGACTATAGTAGCCGTCAGTTAGTATGATAGCAAGATCTGGCCTAGATTTTGCTATAACGCGAAACGAATCTTCTAAGCACGTGCCGCCAGATTGAATATCTTCTCGCTTGATGCGTTGGCCGCGTTTGTAGTCTTCGCGATAGTAGTTAGAAGTATGGAACATATTTAGTGTACATTTTCTAGCACCAACACGCAGAAACTCATCCACGATATCTAAGAAGTTATTGGCTTCTTCAATAGAGATAGAACCAGATGTGTCAATAAAATTATCTAGCTTTGGCTCTTCGCCGTTCTTGTTGCCTGGTGCTATGCTGCCATATCGCTTGGATTTTCGTGTCCAGGATTTAACGCGAAAATTTGCAGGCAAGGAAGATTTCATAGCCTGAAGAATAAGTCGTTTATAATCTAGCTCTGCTCTGCGCGCCTTAATGTGATCGAGCAGCTCTTTAATGTGGCCTGGCAATTCATCATGACTAAACTTACACTTAACCATGGCACGTTTCACTAGATCCTCTGTTGCCTCTAGCATATCTTTTTCTTCACCAGAGCCATCCCAGTGATGTACATCAGTTGTTTTAGGCAGATCACCAGTATTTGCACCGCCACCTGCATTGCCTTTTTTACCCTGCTGATCTTCTGGATCAGGGTCTTGAAAGCGCTCCATTAATTTTTCGTAGTAATGCTCTGCTGGCTGGCGAGCATCCCACTGTGTTACCTTGCCATTCTTATCTGTGTCGAAGAAATCTTTAATATTAATACCAGAGCCGCAGCAGTCTGGATTCTCACATGGCTGAGATGCGAAGCTGCCAGGTTGGCGCGGCGGACACTGCGGACACCCGTCAGGAAGATCTTTGATGAACTGATTAATGGCCATATCCATCGCAACATTCATTAGCTGACGCTTATGGCTAGACAGCTTCATAAATGGAACGCGTAGCGGATGCTTGTGAGTGATATGATACAGTTCGTGAAGTAGTACTGCTTTGCGATGACCCTCATTAAGCTTGCGACAAAAGAAATAGGGGTTTATAAGAAGATCCCAGCGCTTTAATTCTGCGTTAAACATTACACCAGCCGTTGGTATCATGTGGCTATATGTCATATTCATACATTGAAGAACAGAACCCATGAATGGATTTGTTTTTGTTGTCTGAAAGATCGCAGTTTGTAAACATTGCTTTTGCTCTTCTGCACTGACAGTTTCTTTTTTTGCGGCCTCAAGTGCTTCTTCGCGAGAACGAATACCGGCTTCGCGAGCACGACGCTTTAGCTCTTCAAGTTGTTTTTTCTCTTCATCTGTAAGATCTAGAGCTTGAGTTTGACTTTGGTTTGACATTTGCCCTCCGTTTGATTATTTTTCGAATCTGTTGGGGTCAAAAGCACCTCGTGTGTTTTATCGCCTAGCTCTTTTAGTTCAGCAATTATATAATTAGCACGCTTTTCTGCAGCCCTATATCGCCGAGCAGAATCGTTTCTTGTAGTTTTGCTATTTGTTAAATCTGCGGCACTTTTCTTATAAGAAAGCAAATCGCGCAATTCATCTTTAAGATCTTGTTTTAATGATCTAATAAATCGCAACCGCTCTTTTTGCTCCCGCTCCTCTTCTTCTTTTTTAAGCTCAATCAGTGTCTTTTTCTTTTTAATTGCAGGTGGATCAAAGTCCATAGAAAAGTCTGTTAGCATTGCATCAATAGCTATATCGTCAAACTGTTCTTGCGTTAGTTTCTTAAAAGTAGAAGGCGTATAAAATTTATATTTTACAATCATGACTCTACAATGATTATTATAGGGTTCGTCATGAAAACTACGAACTTTTCGAATCACTGAAACACCTAGATATATTTTAGTATCAGGATAATAAGAGTATTTTGCTATTGAGTTTTCATAGTGAGAAACGTCGCTATCGTACTTATCTACTTGCAGCTCATTTTCAGCAATACACTCTTCAGCTAGAGAATGTAAGAATGATAGTATCTCGTGAGTTTTATGGCCAGTGACTGACTGGATATTCGTTACTAAACACCTGCAGATCTCGTATTCTCTCAATACTTTGTGATTATCTTTGCTCTTATACTTACTCATAACAGCCACCTAGTCACGCCGGTACCAGTACCGCTTTTCTTGAATTAAAGAGGCCGCATGGACAAAGGGATAAACCATGCGGCCGATTTTGCCTACAATTCTGTAGGATTAAAAGCGTACGTGCTAATCTTTTCCTACGCTTCTATCTAGTCTAATATTACCTTTCAATACTTTTGTCAAGTCAGGATGGCGCTGAACAAAGTCACGGAAGAACGTTGTGATAGAACCTTTGCTCTGCTTGAAGCCGCACTGCTTGATAAGATTGATAGCCTGATCTGAAGGGATGATTTTAGCTACCTCTGCCATTGTGTTTTCGCCAACCAGACCCTTATCTTTATCGTCATCAATTGCACAAGAATAGTATTGAGCAATTGATTCTACAGTTACAGCAATCATATCGCCCTTGTAAGAATCAGGATCTGACTGCTTTTCAAGGCGCTTAAGGGCTTTCTTCTTGTCTGCAATAAGATCTTTGGCAGTTACAGGTGCTTCATCGTAGCAGAACTTATGATATTCGTTGCCGATGTCGCGGCCAAGAATCGATGTCATTGTTTCGCGATGCAGACGACGATCTGCGCCAACGCCTGCTTTTTCAGCAGCGTTAACTTTTGACCATGTACGTGGAGAGATATATTTGCCATTGTCGCCGATGGACTTTGTGTCCTTATAAACCCAGACACCTGACTTAATAAACATCTGTACGGTATCATGCCAGCCTGCTGATTCGATGTAATCAATGAAGGAGATCGCGTCGTACTCTACCTCGTATTCCTCGAAGCGGTTACGAAGAGCAGCATCCATGGCATTCACATCATACTCTGCTGTGTCTGGGTTGATACAGGACGCGATGATCCAGCCAGGCGGCAGCTTATAATTATTCACCTTGCGATCAGTAAGAAGCTGCATGAGACAGTTCATAACGCCAGTTGTGCCACGGTTAGGCTCTTCGAGAAGAATCAAACCGTTGCCTTTGGTGGGCCAAAAATCAGGCAGGCAATGAGTTGTGCGCTTTGCACCTCGTTCATCTGTGTCTGTTTCAGGAAAGCCGATAAGATCAGGTGCTTCATAGTAGGCAATACGAAGATCGAGAAAGCCAAAATCAGGGTCAGCGTCGATACCTGCTTCTGGAAAGCCCGAGGTTCTCATTATATCTACAAACTTTTGACAAATTTGAGACTTACCTAGACCAGCATCGCCTGTAAATAGTGGATTAAATACATCGTCGTTTTTGCGTGCCGCTATTGCTAGCTTCAGCACCTCAAGAATCCTAATTGGTTTCATTCTTCCTCCTTTGTAGTACTGTCAAGTTTAGACAGTAATATTTTCTTCAAGTGATCTGGGATTAGCTCCAGATTTATGTTGTTGATATCTATGCGTTTAGCTTTATTTTGTCTCTCTACTTTTTCACCAAACAGTAAATCTGCTTCTTCTAGTGAAAACAATGATACCACTTGCTTTGTTAGTCTACCTACTATAGACGAGCTATTATTCTCTGCAGTAGGGACAACCTCTATTTTACCGCCTTTATCTAAGAATTCTTTGATCAGCTCTTCATTTGATTTTTGCATTTTTATACCCTGTTGTTTTATGATCGAATCTGTTGAAGTAATCAGTGAAATGGCATGACTCAATTAATGAGTCGCCTATATCAAGATAGGCAAGCATATCAAATAATTTTATTATAGAAATGTAACCATCTAGTTTAGTCAAGTTTTACTCGAAAAGTATTCTAAGTTTTTTAAAGTTTGATTTGCTTATGCTATTATCTAGCTCAGTAATCTCGTAGTCCTGACCGTGATCTCCTGAGAAGGCGTTAAATAGGTATGTGAATGCACCCTCTGGCACACCGTAGGTAACTAGTTCGCCATCGTCAGAGATGTGAACTGCAATTATCTTACCCTCTTTTACTAGCTTTTTTAACTTGCTGGCTGATTTTAACTTAACTTTTTTCATTTGTAACCTCTTAATTTTATATCGAATCTGTCGAGGTGTCCATTGGTATAATACTTAGTATATATGCCACTAGTAGCAGTGTCAAAAGGATGCCAATGAGCGATCGACGTCAGACTGATTTTGATATATTAATAGAGCATGGCATTGACATAAGAGGCAGAACAATATATCTTCAGGGTGAAGTAGATGGCGACAATATAAATAAATTTATAAGACTACTTAAATATCTAGACAAGACTGACGGAGAAATAACTGTCATATTGAATTCAGGTGGCGGCGACGTTAATTTGGGCTTTGCTGCTTTTGACGCAATAAAAGGCTGCGGTAATACGGTTTCTGTGAAGGTTGTAGGCATTGCAATGAGCATGGGCAGCATAATATTACAAGCAGCAGATCATAGAGTTATGACCAAGCACTCTAGAATTATGATACATAGGGGTCAGATGGATGTTTCAGGTCATTTTAATGATGTTAAGAGGGCAGTAAAAGAAAACGACGAGATGGATAAACTATGCTTAGATATCTACTTCAATAAAATAGTAGAGAAAGATCCTAACTTTAAATTAGCTCAACTTCAGAAAATGATGGATTTTGATACCTATATGTCTGCAGATAAAGCTTTAGAGTTAGGGTTAATAGACAGTGTGGAAGGTGAAGAGGGCTAGTATAAAAAGTCGCCTACAAGATATGAGCAAGAAATAACCGCAGCAGCCAGCAGGATAAATAACAGATCGTCAAATTTAACCTTAAGATACCTTAATCGCACAAGAATAGCTGCTAGCCTATAGATAAGAAAAATACTAGTTATACTTAAAAATATAGCGGATAAACCTAAGATTAACTTACTAAAAAAAGTATGCATATTATTTAAGTTTTACTCGCTTTACTCTACATTCATATTTTAAATTTTTAGATTTACCAACTATAGATTTGCCCACCAATTCACAATTAGCTTTATCTATGAAGTGACCATGTGTAACGTTTCCGTTAACCATATGAATTATAAGCAGCCACATCGTAGTCATCAGCTGGGCTTCCTGCAGTTTAATGTCATTAACTTAAAAACAGAGTATATTGCAATACCAATACCTATTACTGGTGCAAAATAAAAACAAAAATAAGAGACAAATAGATATAATAATAATAGCTGAGGAACGCAGAGGGACAGACCAAAAACTAAAAGAATAACATATTTTAAATTGCTCATAGATCTCCTAAGCCAAGTAGTTGAAGTGAAATATGTGTAGCTAGACAAAGCCTATCTTGCTCTGACATAGGCCATAATTGTGCGCATAATCTTAACATTTTATTAGTAAACTCATTCTCTTCATAAAGAGAAGAGATGTAAATACAATTAAAATACATAACCATATCTTCTTCCGAAAGTTCAAATAGCTGAAGTTGCAAGTTCCAGAGTGAAATAGTCATTGCACTAATAACTTCATTTTCGAAAACATGAAATGGCTTATGTATAATAATACGGGCCATCTACTCCTGCTCCCAAGAATTATCAGATGCCTTAAGCTTTGATAAGAATGTTATTGGTGGCAGTATTCCAGCCTTCTCTATCTCAGATAATATTTCGTCTGCTAGCTTTTCATTTGCGTCTGGATGGTGATTCGCACTTTCGAGTTTATTGAATATTACTTTTTTCATGTCTTCTCTTTTCAATGAACACTCCGTGCTCTCTGTTTCATTATACGGACACCATTTAGTGCCGCAAGGCGTGCTACAAAAGGGACAGCTATTCACCCTGATTCCTATCATTTATAATTTTACTTATCGCAAAATACCCATATACAACAAATACAGGTATAAACAGTAGCGCTATAGACTGTGTAACTGTATCGTCCGCCTTGATTAGTAGTTTAAAGCATAAACCTAAACCAGCACTTGCTAAAAATAATCTAGTCATTTTGCCACACACCTTGCTTTTATGGAAATAGTTTTTGTTTCAAAATCAAGTGTAGATTGTAGTGCCTTATAGCAAGATGCACTACTTTCAAAATCTACGGAAGTTACAGACGGATATTGACCCAGAGATATAACTATTATTATAAGTGTATACATGGTTGCCTCAAAAGCTAAAATTTATAGCATGAGTTATAACACCAAATGAAACCAGCGTATCTAGCGATAGCTTTTTATCTTGTTTTTCATATAGTGGTATCTTAAAGTCAAATCCAACAACCGGAGTTATTCCGCCCACAGATATCGGCTCCATACCTCTTTCGTGAAAATTTCTAAAGTTAGTATTGTAGCCACCTAACATAAAATCTACGTTGTCACTTAACCTAAAAGCAGAGATAGGTCCAGCCATACTTCCGCATACAGAGTCTCTGCCTGCCAAAAGACCCAGCTTAAAATCCCTAGAACCAGCCATTGCTATTACGTACTCGTTATGTATTGTTCCTATGCCATTACCTATAGTGTTACAGTATGGTAAGTCTTTAGCTAGATAATGATGAGTTATTCCACCATAAATCAATGAAATCATAATTACCCCTTTGATAGCTATTAAAATAGGAATCTATATCTTTTTATTTATCGGATCTGTTGAGGTCTGTTTGTTTATTTGGTATATCAGTATTGTCACTAGTAGTGCCATCTTCTTCATCAAAGTCTTCTACAGCAAATTCTACTAGAGAGGCATTCAACTCTAATAAATTTTCAAAAGTAGGATCCTTAGATCCACGTCTCTTCTTGAGAAGAGCTTCTACCCACGGAGTCCATCTTGCTTTTATTATTTTTCTTGACATGCTTCCTCCTAAAACGTTTATCGATGCATCTTGCATCAAATATATTATACAAATTTGATTTTATTGAAGTTTAAATGCCGTAATTAAAGGTCTGAGACTCTTTTTCAGTTACTATTAGTATCTTAATGTACTCCTTGGGTAGAATAGTCCATTCATAATCTAATAGCAATATTTTTTCTTCTTTGCATGCCTTATTTAGGGCAAAATAAATTAACTCTGATGTGCTCTGTTCAGATCTGCTGTTTGCTTTTAGTTCGTCTAATGTTAATATTTTATATTCAACTAACCACTGCACAAGATCATGGTGGTGACCTAGTCTTATTAGTCTCTTAAGACATTCAATTTTGTTATTCAATGTTGACACGAAGTACACCCTCATTGCATTCTAGAAATGCCTCATTGAGCGTTAGTAGCTCTATTTTCTGAAGAAATTCAAGATAGTCCATTATTATAGAGCTCTCTAAATACATCTGCATCCTGTTTGAAGAGCCCATATTAAATAATATAGAAGTTCCAGTTATCCCCACGAATTATACTCCCTTCTATAGTTGCAAAGCGCGTCTTTACCTTCGTCTAGAAGAACAGATAATTCAAATGCCATAGATGTTCTCGTTATACGGATAATTCCTAATTCTAATTTCTGCAGCATTAAAATTAAGTTAAGACACGCATCTACAGAATCCACATCTTGATTCACAGTTCTCCCTCAAATCTTCTAAGCTTATCTAGCCTTGTCATCTCTCCATCTAATAAACACTGGAAAGCGCATAACTCCGTCTTCTGTTAACTCTTGATACTTGATTTCTGCTATGCGTCCAATAAATTCTAGCTTGTTGCTCCATATGTAAGATCTATCTTCGTCAGAGAAGCCCGTGCCGCATCTGCATGCAACGCCGTTTTCTTGCACTAACTCAAGACCTCCAAGTGCACCTTGATTTCTAGTTCCAGCCTCGCCTTCATAAAAGCCAGTTACAGTGCAGTCTTGCGATTGCATTGTTTTAAGTTTAAGCAACTTATTTGATTTTTTACCAAGATAATATGGGATATCAGGCAGTAGCATCGCGCCCTCATATCCGCAATTTATGCAATCGCGCTCAAAGTTGAGGGCGTCCTCTAATGAGGTTAGAAGTTTTTGAGAAACCACAACTATATCTGAGCAAAATAAGTCTTTCAATTTATTTAAGGCAGACAGCCGTTCGCTGGTTTTAATTTTAAACTGCTTTGTCTCCCACTCTTGATACGGTATGTAGCCAAATACAAAATACTTAACGTCACCGACTACCGTGCCACGCTTGCTAGCAAATGCCGATTTTTGCATAGACTGAAAGTCATCTGACATAATTTCACCATCAAGTACATATTTACCACTAGGAAGACTGCGCTTTAGTGACTCAGCTATAGATGGAAAATTATGAAACTCTGTGCCGGCTCTAGAATAGAGAGTCACTTCGCCTTCGTCAACGACGGCTAAGCATCTGTAGCCATCAAATTTTGGACTGGCATACACACCTTTGGCAACTATATCTTTTAGATTTTTACAAGACTTGCCGTCTTTCGCTAACATCACATCAAACAGAGGTATATCAAACCCTGCTTCTACCGCTGTCTCTGCGCTAAAACCTGCCTTAAGATCCTTCCTAAGGACTTTTAGATACCAGCTTAATTGTTTTTCAGAGCACTTTATTAAAAAAAATACTACTTCAAGTCTAGCGTCATTTCCAGTTACTTGCCTAGACTCTAGTTTTTGAAGTAGGCTTAAAAATTCGTCGTGTAGGTCTGGGAACGCAACACCCTCATTTATAAGCGAAGATCCAAGATCCATCTTGTTAATATAGAATATTCTTTTGTAGTTAAGGGCAGCGTCTAGCAGATCAGCTAGACGCTTATTTTTTGAGTTATCTCTAAGAATTTTAAGTTTACAATTTTTACTGCTCTCATCAGATATAGCCTGCAAAATATCGAGCTCGTCCATTATTCTTCCTTTGGAAGTGCGTCTAGTATGCCAACTAGAGGCGTCATGATAACTTCATCTCTAGATACCGCGACGTTTATTCCTACTGCCTCACCTTTTGAGTTAATTACTGGCCCGCCACTCATTCCTTTAACTAGATAACCGTTTCCTCTATAAGCAAAACCAGAATTACCTAGAGCAATAAAGTTAGTACAAGCAAATGGAAATTTAAGATTCGCAAAACCACAAGATCTGAGTAGATCACCTGGAACAAGGTCTACGCTTTTCGCTACAGGAAGCTTTTCAAACTCTGAAAAATCACCTTGCAATACTGCAAAGTCTCTATATGAGAATTCGCTCTCTAGTGCGACTGGCTGAATTTTTAAAACCTTACCTTCAGCAGTTATTACCTTAAATTTATCCGGCTGATTTTTTTCAAATCTTTCTATGAAAGAGAGTTCGCTTTTCTGCATTCTCTTGAGGTCTCTAATTCTTTTTTCACAAAGAAATTTAGGATGTGCACTGCGACAGTCAGTCATATCTAGCTCTACTGAGATAGCCTTAACTAAGCCATTCTTAATTAAAAGTGTCTCTTGCTTATCTCTAAGCATATTCTTAGAAATTTCAACGCAATGACCTGCTGTTATCGCTCTTCTATTAGAGATAGCAAAGGCCGTACAACCTCCGCCATTTGGGCCAATAATTTGAAATATCGCGCTATGGCTTCCATTTTTAGGTTTTGTAAAATCGCTGTTATTAGCCGTTTTTACTTCGCCACCTAGTTTAGGTAAGCATGAAGTAGATAACACCATTAAGATCATAACTGCAGCGAGCTTCATTTCTTCTCCTTGCGGGCAGCCAATATAACCTTGGCTCTAGAGATAACCGATATTTCAAATTCTGAAATAGACTTTACACTCATCATTTCTAGCGCATAAAGCAGTCGTTCAGCTTCTAATCCGGTTTTCTCTAAAGACTCGATAATATCATAAGCCCTTATTTTTTCATATTTTTCTTGCTTCTCTATGATTCTATAGGAATCATAAAACATATACTTCATTTATACCTCCAGTTCATGGTATAATAGTGATATGGATAAAAAAGAAGACGCTGAAAATTATCTAGATAATGTTATGCTCAATGAATGGATGCCAGACATACACTATCATGCTTCAACACTTCAAAGAAAATACCCAGAAAGAATTAAGTCGCCACATGATCTACATATGGCTGGCTATATGGGTCTTTTAGCTGCAGTTAAAAACTGGAACGACGAGAAGGCCAAGACTCATAATAACTCATTTAGATCTTATGCAGGGCGCTCAATAAAAGGGCACATGCAAGATCACATCACCGGAATTCACTCCTTTGATAAGGAGGGTGTAGTAGATCCTCATCTAGAGAGTCAAAGTCGGCAGTTCGAAAGAGCACAGCAGGTCTCAGCTGCAAAACCTGAATCAGACGAACCGCCACCAATACCAGTAACTAAGCCTGATCATCAGTCTTAGTCAACACATCTTTAACATCTTTGTCAAATTGCAGATTAAAAACAACAGACTCTGCTGCTTTTTTAGGCGCATCCCATAGACTGTCTTGAAAAGACTCGTGATCACATGACAGCATCCATTTGCACATTTCAAGCTTAATTTCGAGTTGATTTTCAAAAGAATTATCAGCACTAAATTTAGTTAGTGCCGCCTCTAGCTCTGGAGTAAGCGGAACATTAAAGTGAGATGCATACTTGATTACATTAGCACAGTCTTCATTAGAGATTGTGACTTTATTTTTTGATTCGTCGGCTAGATTTGACATTAGTCCTCCTCTTTGTTTTTTTATCGGATCTGTTATTGTCTGGAGCTGATTGTTGAATCTTACTATATTTTTTTTCAGGTGCTATGTCTATCTGATACATGGTAATTGGTTTTATATGCGGCATGCCAATAAAGTCGACAATGCCAAACTTCTTGCAGTCATGTGCATCTAGATATAGGTCTCTGGAGTCATTATCTTTAATGATTCTCTTAAGTTCTTCCAGAGATTTACTGCATCGCTTTGCTAAAAACGACATAAATGCCTCATTCATGCGCTTACACTCGTCTACATTCTTTTGAATACTCTCAATAGGTCCGTAGTCTCCGCCAGTTGCCTGATGCACCATAACTCTTGAGTATCTACCGCAAAACCTATGATCACCTGCTGCAAGCAGAACAGCACCGCAGCTCATCGCCTTACCCAAACAAACAGTAATAATTGGGTTTGTTGCTTGCTCTATCGTTTCAAGCATAGAATTTAACGCATCTAGTGAGCCGCCATATGAATCTATATAGACTATAATTGGTGCACCCGGATCATTCGCCGCTCTGCATATCATGTGTTTTCTAAAATTTTTAGCTGATTGCTCGGTAAACTCATTAACAATAATATCATCGATCGAGTTGTCAGACATAGAATCCTTTTGATCAAAGATATATCAATATCATTTAATCGAATCTGTTGAAGAATCCAGTAGTATGGTTTCAGCTTTTTCTTCTAGCTCTTTTTCAGAATACACGCTATTGATGGTTGCATTAGCAGAGCGTATAACTAAATCTCTAATAAAGTGCTCTAGTCCAATTGGCCATCCAACTGACTCATATGGCGGCGGAAAACTCATTATTTCGTCTACCACTTTATCAAATACGATAGACCTATCTTGCTTTAGCATACAAATTCATTTTTAGGCAAAAGCTCTAGGTAGACCTTAGAACCACCAGAAATAAATCTAGTATCTAGGCTATAAAATATATCTTCTGCTAATTCTAGCGCTAGTAGTTTATACTTAAAATTATCATTAAATATAGACACTATATAATTAGGTTTTTCATCTTCAATATTAGACCTAAATAAGCTCAATTGTAGTTTAAATAACTCAATGTCCACGTTATTTTCTGCAGTAAAATTTATAATTTTCATGGCCGTATCTTTAAATACTTTTGCATACTTTGGGTCATTTATGCGTTTTTCTACAAAATTGCTCTGTGAGCAGAGCATAAAGCGAAGCAAATCCATCACAATAACCTCCTAGTCATCTGTGTCACCTGTGTCATCTAAAAGAATATCATCTATCTCGTCTGGAAACTGTGAGTAGTAGAGGCTGTTAAATACTTCTACTTGCTCATTTACCAATTTTTGAGCTGTATACTTTCTATGTAGCTTATGCATAGCTAGCACTTTTTTCTTAAGTTTACGCCATCTTTGCCAAACTGGACAAAATAGCGTTAAAATAAAATTAGATCTATCATAGGCACGGTTTATGGAGTTTGTTCCTACCTTAAAAACAATACCTAGACCGTCGCTCATTTCCCACACACAAACATGGCATCTCTTTATGTGTAAGTCTATCTTACCTACCTTAATCTCGTTAAAGCAAATTTCATAATTAATATTTGAAGGCCAATTTTCTACTTTTTGCCTATCAACAGTCTCAATAATCTTATCTAATAGAGTAACAATTTGCTGCTTTTCCACCTAGCTCCATCCAGCAGCTTCTGCTATTATTGGAAAAGCTTGTTTTAGTTGAGTTTTTATTTCTTCAGCTATCTCACGATGTTCTTTTTGGGTCGATGGATCAGTTCTTAGGTTTACATAGTGAACCCAAGAGCGAATAGTGCCGTTCATAAACATACGAGTTTTTGTTTGCAGTGGCAAAACTGATCTAGCACATTCTTTAGCTATACCCATATCTAAGGCCCATCTATAGTGATCAAATGAAGATCTCCAGTTCTCTAGTTGGCGATCTTCCCACTCTTGTTTTACTTCTTCGTCTAGATCATCTATAGAGTTTTGCCGATTTTTTGCATCTTGTCTTCTGGCTACAAATAGCTCAATGCCACTCTCATCAACTGACTGATAGCGTTGACTGAACTCTTGGAAGCTGAACGATCTATGTCTGAGTATTTGTGCAGATATGGCTCTAGAAGTCTCTATCTCAAAAGTAGCGTTACCTGTTTCTAATATTGACCAGTGTCCATGATTCATACAATACTTTATGAGACCCGCATAACTAGGATTTTTTTGATCTGATGAGCTTACTCTGGCCATGTAAGCCATAAGTCCTTCTAATGACTGAACATTTTGTATAAATTGCCCTTCTTCTAGAGAAGAAGCAGTTAAAATAAGATGGTTTATGTAGCTCCTGTCAATCTTAGTATGAGCGATCATCCTCACATACATCAGCGAGTCCTTTTTTCAAAGAATAATTTACCTACACTTTTAACTGCGTCATATCTAATACCATTCTTTATGTCTTTTAGAGTCTGTAAGTATGAAATTACCGCTAATAAAGTTAACTCAGCTATCACAGAGTATACCAGATATTTCATAAAGTTGTAGTCAAATATTAGCCATAGCGCCATTAATGCTATATCTAGTGCTAGGAATAAAAAGCGTGAGCATTTTGACACTTTATCACTGATCAAATAATCTAATATAATATTTAGTTTAATCATTTCTAGTAAAGTATAGTACAGAACCATTCTATACTATACTCTTTATACGCATTGTTTAAAATTAAAGCAATTCAGGTATTAGCACGTAGGTTGAAGCTGAACTTAATATATCGTAAAGCTCATCATTTACGTCAAACTTGAACCCTAGCTTGAATAAAACCTTCGTCATCCTGTAGACGTTAAGGTTATCCTGCTGACCCAGGGTCAATGTCGATTGCACTGGCTACCTCCTCTTGCTGCTTAGGCTTTATAAACTCCAGTTTAATCTCATCGTTTGTCAGGATAACCTTAACGGTGTCGCCTGCTTCAATTTCTTTTTTAAGAATTGGCTTAACTAGCTGCTTAACAATAGTGTCGTCTATTAATTTTTTGACAGGTCTTGCACCCATTTCAGGGTCATAGCCTTTTTCTGCTAGAAAATCTTTAGCTTTCTTGCTGACAGTGAGCCGTATGCCTTTTGGCATAAGCTTCATCTGTGCGACCTTAATAAATTTCTCCACAATTTTTATAACAATGTCTTTCTGCAAAGAATCAAACATCACAACGCCAGTAAGCTTGTTTCTAAACTCTGGGCTGAAAGTGTCTTTAAGTACGACTTCCATGCTTTTAGATTTAGCATTTTTCTCGTCATTGCCACCACTGGCTATCCCAACTGGCTTTTTTGTTTTTGCCGCGATAGCCGCACCAGCATTACTAGTCATTAACACAAGTACGTTGCTAAAATCTATCTTATTATCACGACCATCTGTCATTTTTGCACCGTCGATGATACCAAGTAGTGCATCATAGACTTTTTTATGTGCTTTTTCTATCTCGTCAAGAAGCAAGATAGTATGCGGATATTTCATTATTTCATTAGTAAGTACGCCGCCATTCTCATGGCCCTCATAGCCTGGAGGTGCACCAAACAATTTAGCCACTGAGTGTTCCTCGGAGAACTCAGACATGTTAAGTTGAAAAAAATGAGAGTCTGTTTGTGCAGCGATCTGCTTTGCTAGCTCAGTTTTGCCTGTGCCGGTTGGTCCAAGCAGAAGAAATGAACCTATTGGTTGACCTTCGTCTCTGAGACCCGCTTTAGCTAACTCGACCTGCTCTGATACCTTATCAACGGCAGAATCTTGACCGAAAATTACTGATTTTATATTTTTAGCTATGTCTACATAAGTTTCTTTGTCACGAGTTTTCTTAAATGCAGAGACAGGAGTGCCTGTTATTGCTGAAACAATCTCTTCAACATCGTCTACAGTAGACTCCACTCTTTCTGCTTTAAGAGTTGTTTTAATTCTTGCGCCCACTGAGTCAGCGATAGATATCGCTTTATCAGGAAAGAATTGGTTGGTAATATACTGTTTAGATAACTCAACAATGCGCTCTAGTACTTCTTTGGAGTATTTAACGCCATGATAAGACTCTAGCACTGGCTTGATTCCTTGCTCTAGGATTCTGAGTGTTTCTTCTGCAGAAGGCTCTTCGATCTTAACAACCTGAAACCTTCGCATAAGTGCTTTATCTTTAAGAATTTTCTGATTATATTCGTCATCTGTCGTTGCACCAATACAACTTAAATCACCGTTAGCTAGTCCAGGTTTAATCATGTTTGCAAGATCAACGCCCTCCTTGCTTCCGCCAGCTCCTGCACCCATCACCTGATGAACTTCATCGATAAAAAGTATAGCGTTGATGCCTTCTTTCTCTTTCATGGTTTTTAAGTCTTGCAGTACGCCTTTGACCTTTTCTTCGAATTCACCGCGAAATTTTGAGCCAGCTAGGATGTTACCTACGTTAAGTGAGTAGATTCTAGATTTTTTAAGCGATTCTGGCACTAGATTTTGCTCGATCATTGAGGCAAGACCCTCAACGACAGCAGTCTTGCCTACACCAGGTAGGCCGATAAGCATAGGATTCTTCTTCTTGTAGTGAGCTAAGATCTCAACCATCCGCTCAACTTCTTTTCGTCTGCCTATCAGCGGGTCTATTAGTTTTTTGCCTGCCCTAGAGTTCAGATCATCGCATAGTTCGCTTATAAATTTATATTTGCCTTTTGTGTTTGCCGCTGACTCTGGGTCGTGCTTATAGCCTGCTTTTTTAAGGAAGTATATAATGTACATATCAGGATCAGTTTTGCTCAAGATATATACTGCATTTATCATGTCTTCGAAGTACATGGGACGCTGGTCTTTGCTTGCAGCTTTTTTCATTAAGTCAAAGACTTTGCTAAGCTCCGGTGTCATGGTAGGCTCTAGCTGAGAAGATCTATTCATCAAGGTTTTAACTTGAGTGAAGATTTCAAGCTGAGCGTCTTCAACCTCAATATGACTATCAAGTGAATCTTTTAAGAAATCTATATCTGTGCCTTTGGCTTTTAAAAAGGCAATATTTTCTCTAAAGTCATCTTTTAAGCAAAAACGAAAAAACTTACAAACTGAGATAGTATTGATATTAGATTCAGCGATAACACCATTAATAACTTCTTCGGTGATCTTGTTTGTCATTTCTGCTCCTATGCTTTTTCTATTGTGAAAAGTAACATTTTTATCTCTCTAGCTCGCTGAGGAATTATCTGGATGAGTGACTCTTTGATTGAGTTTATTAGAACTAACTTCATCTCTGCGACTTCCTTACTATAGGTACCGCATTTACCTCTGCCTTCTTTATGCACGATGCTTGCTACCTCTAGTGCTTCTTGATATTGCATCTCGAATGCATTTGATAAAATTATAATAACTTCATCATATGAAGTATAGTCATTATTGTGAACTATAATATTATATTTAGATGGTTCTTTAACACTTTCTTTTTCTTCTACGATAATGTCTGTGTTTTCTTTTGTTTTAGTCGACATAGAACCTCATTATAATTTTCTTTCTTTTATACATTTAGAGATATCTTTATAAGTACTTGTATTACTTATGCAAGCAATATAATATTGCTGGCATTTTAGCTGTTGTTTTTCAATGTATTCGGCTGAGTGATTGCCTGATGAGATAGTACATAAAAAAGCAATAGTTCTTAATAATTCCATTATTATTCCTTTTTATTATTATACTATTCACGACGACGATTTCTACCACCTGCAGCGTATACAAGTCCGGAAGAGCGAGATTTAGCTGAGTTGACTTTAAGATTGTTGCCTAAATTTGAAGCTTTATTTCTTAATTTAGTAGAATCAATAATGTATTTTGTAAGCTCTGGATCAGAGTTGATCTGAATATCTGCGCCCGTTTTGTGGTCAAAAATCATGTTGCCAGTATAACGAACAAAAGGGTCGAAACCACAGTCTTCGCATACATTTATTTTGCCTGGCTTATTAGAGCTAAACTCAAATTCGCACTCGCAATCTGTACAAATTAGTGTTTTTTTCATACCCACCTCCATTAAAAATAAATCGAATCTGTTGATGTTTAATGCTCGTCGCATGGTATAATTTTCTTACACAATGTTGATAAGGAAAAAGATGAAAAAAATATATAGTAAATTCAATAACTTATCATATTCAGCAAATGGGCTTTCGCCCACTAGTCTAGTGCACTAATAATCAGTGCGAAATCTTAAAAATAATTAAACCACAGCCCTTAAAAGGAGCACTATGTCTCTTACTCAGAAAAGAGAAGTATATAAACCATTCGAGTATCCAAAAGCTTTTGAGTATTTTGAAAAGCAACAGCAGGCACACTGGCTCCCAACTGAAGTAAGTATGGCAGGTGACATAAATGACTGGAAGACCTCACTTAATGAGGTTGAAAGATCTGTGGTTGGCAATGTACTTAAAGGCTTCACGCAGGCAGAAATTCACGTAGAAGACTACTGGTCAAGAAAAGTAGCAAAATGGTTTGTTAAACCAGAAGTCTGCATGATGGCTAATACTTTTGCCAGCATGGAGGCCATACATATATGGGGCTACTCTTATTTAAACGATTCGCTTGGACTAGACGACTACGCTGCGTTCCTTAAAGATGAAGCCACAATGGCTAAACTAGATCGACTTAAAAACACAAAAGCTATAAAAACTAGCAAGGAAGAGATCGCTAGATCGCTGGCTGTATTTTCAGCTTTTACCGAAGGCGTTCACCTGTTTTCTAGCTTTGCTATCCTGTTAAACTTTTCTCGATTCAATAAGCTAAAAGGCGTTGGTCAAATAGTTACGTGGTCTATCAGAGACGAGTCGCTTCATAGCGAGGCTGGCTGTTGGCTTTTTAGAGAATACTGTAAAGAAAATCCTGGCGTACGCGAGGCTATAGAAGAAGACATCTATGACGCAGCCAGACTTACTGTCAAGCTAGAAGATGACTTTATCGATATGTGCTTTAAGAGTCCTACAGGCGACGCCTCTGTTGACAAGATGTTTAATCTGGGTCTAGAAGGCCTAGATAAAGATGACCTTAAGCAATATATTAGATATAGAACTAATACTAAACTGCAAGATCTGGGCTATTCTAGCAACTGGAAGAATATAGACAAAGATGCTATCCGTCGCATGGAGTGGTTTGACGCTCTTAGTGCCGGAGTTGAATTTCAGGATTTTTTTGCACAAAGAGTTACAACTTATTCTAAGGGCGTAAGCTCTAACTGGAACGTTAGCTATGTATTTGGAGACGAAGATGCTAAAGATAACTAAATTGCAAGAGCTTAAATCGAAAGGCGAAGCTCCAGACTGGATGACAGAGGAAGGTTACGCAACTATATCTAAAGGCTACCTGCTAGAAGGCGAAACTCCTAGATCAATGTATAGGCGAGTAGCTAGAGCTGCAGCAGAAGCAGTAAACGACAAGCAGCTATCAGATAGATTTTTTGATGCAATGTACAATAAAAACTGGCTATGTCCTGCCTCTCCTGTGCTAAGCAATTTGGGCACTAATCGAGGCCTGCCAATATCATGCTTCGGCATAGACACACCAGATTCAGTGGACGGCATATACAAGTCGCTTCATGAGATGGCTATGCTTACAAAACATGGCGGCGGAGTGGGCGTATCTCTGGATAGGATCAGAGGACGAGGCGAACTGATTCGTGGCGGCTCTAATGGAAAGTCTGAGGGAATAGTTCCGTGGGCCAAATGCTACGACACAGCGATAGTGGCAACCTCTCAGGGTAATGTCAGGAGAGGCGCAGCATCTTTAAATCTCAGAATTACACACAAAGACTTTGAAGAGTTCTTGTCTATTAGACGACCGCAAGGCGACGTAAATCGCCAGTGTCTCAATCTTCATCAGTGTGCAGTAGTGTCCGATGATTTCATGAATAAGGTTGAAAATGGCAATGTAGAGGCTAGACAGCGCTGGATTGAGCTGCTTAAAACGCGACTAGAAACTGGTGAACCCTATATAATGTTTGAAGATACCGTTAACAATTCTGCACCTCTAGCATATAAGAACAACAACTTAAAAGTCTCCATGACTAATATATGCAGCGAAATCACTCTGTTTACAGATGAGGATCACAGCTTTATATGCTGCTTGTCATCGATAAACCTAGTTAAATGGGACGAGTGGAAGGACACTGATCTAGTTAATCTAACAGTACAGTTTCTCAACGGCGTATTAAATGAGTTCATTGATAGAGCTAGACATCTGCCTGGATTCACTAGATCGGTGCGATCTGCTGTTAAGGGTAGAGCTATAGGTATAGGTGTTTTAGGCTGGCACACTCTTCTTCAGCAGAAGAATCTTCCGTTTGACTCATTTGACTCTATGATGCTCAACGCACAGGTTTTTAAGAAAATACATGAAGACGCAGTATCTGAGTCTCAGAAAATGGCCAGCATACATGGCGAACCAGAATGGTGCCAGGGAACAGGTTTGTATAACTCGCATCTAATTGCTGTTGCTCCCACTAGATCTAACTCAATTATATCTGGTGATGTTAGTCCAGGCATCGAGCCTATTATTGCAAATGCCTACACTGACAAGACGGCTAAAGGTGTCTTTATAAGAAAGAATAAGGAGCTAGGCGTTGTTCTTGACAGGTATGCAAAGAACAACGACGAGACATGGAAGTCAATCCTAATTGAAAATGGATCTGTTCAGCATCTTAAATTCTTATCAGATTCAGAGAAAGAGACATTTAAAACAGCCTATGAGATAAATCAAAAGTCTATAATAAGGCAGGCGGGACAAAGGCAGAAATTTATAGATCAAGCTCAATCACTAAACTTGTTCTTTCCAGCAGACGCGGATCCTAAATGGTTCCACGAGGTGCATATTGAAGCCTGGAAAGCAGGCGTGAAGACCTTGTATTATTGCAGGTCTAGCTCAGTCATAAAAGGGGATATGGCTAGCAGGGGCGATGAATGTAAATCGTGCGAGAGTTAATCTCTCGCACTATTTACTTTTAGTATTATCTTGCTTTAAAGACTTGAACTTCTCAACGTATGGATGACTAGAGACCTTATTATCTGATGCTTTTAGAGCGCCAGTTATACCATTCTTCCAGGCGTAAGCTCTTCTAAGTTCATCTCTTGGAAAAAGGCGCAGCAGCCTATCCCAGTGTGCATTGGCTATCTCTTTATCTGCATCTTCATTTGAGTTGATGAATGAAACTATCTCAGGATGAGGTTTATCTAATAAATGTGAGTATTTAGATTTAAGAGTTGGATTTTTATTTATGGTCTCTTTTATTGTTAAAGGCATAAGACCAGTAAGGCCAGATGCGCGATCACCTCTGTTTAACCCATAATTAACAAGCTTATGCTTCTTGTTTTTTCCGCTAGAGCTTTCAATAAATGAGATATGCTCAAGATCTGGATGAAGGTTTACTGTTTGCTTTTCTTCAATTTTAGGCTTGACGCTATCATCTTGAATATCTATATGAGATAGATTTGGCGATATCATACTTGCCAAGGCCATAGTTGCTATGGCCTTTCTACTCCGACTCTTCTCCAGAGTCCACTGGCCGTTGCTCGCTATCTTTAGTATTTCTTCGCTCACTCTTTTCTGCTCCTTTTATCTTTTTAAGAGTGCCCCTATGAGAGCAAATTCCGCAAACTTTTATTTCAAATTCGCCGTCTATTCTCTTAAAAGATATCTTCTTGAACTCAGTTTTGCCGCAATTTTCACAAATAGGCTCAACAGGTTCAACATCAATTCCGCGCTGTCTTTTTTCTTTTACCTTCTCCTCGCGCTCTTCTAGATAGTCTACGCAGCTAGAATTAACTAATTTTCGTAACTTACTAACTTCTCTCTTTAATTTTTCGTTCTCTTGCTCCAGTTTTTTATATCTTTTCCAGTCCTCAGGAGAATCCTTCTTTCCACGACCCATAACCCCCACTTTTAAGAAGTTACAATTAACTATAATTATATCAGTAATTTAGTTAGGTACAGCCATAAATTTAGTATAATAATTTACATGACATACCGTGATCCAGACATACAAAAGTTCATACCGCTGTGTCCTTTATGCAAAGGATATACTTTTTCTGAGCACTGGATGCATGAATATTCGGCAGAATGGAATAAGTGCCGAAGCTGCGGATATATGGAGTTGAAGACGACCTCCTTGAAAAGAATACTGAATAAGCTATATCCAGAAAGGCTTGATGAACAATTCATAGAACCTGTTACGGAAAATCTTATTGAATCTGCTGTCAATATCGGTATATACTCTAATAGAGGCAAGCAAAACTAGCAGTGAAACAACTAAGGCAAGTCCGCTAGCGCCCATTATAAGCGTCAGAATAAGTTTAAGCACCAGAATTACCTTTTAGAGATTGATCTATAGCTCTACTTGTGAGATATCTCTCTATAAATTTTACAAAATCATCTAGGTTTTTGCTGTCATCGGTGTTTGACAGCTTTTCGCCATTTATAATCAATTCATTATCGCAGAGTACCATACACAACTTATGATCTTCACTTACAAACTTATGAGCAACATCTATGACTTCTATAGTCTCTACCAGCTCTTCATAGATCTCAAATTCGCCGCTATCCAGATGATTCATTAGCTCTAGTGAATCTTTAACCGAGCCGTTTTCTGGAAAGTCTTTTTTAACTAAAAAGTCTCCGCCATAAGTAAAAGCCAGTATGTTAGAACCTAGCTCCCACTCACTAACTAGTTGATAGGATCTACCGCGCTGACTAGTGCCTTTCACACCTATAAATTTGCGCATCTCTACGAATTTTATCCGCACGATGTCGCCTCTTTTTATGCCTAAGAACTTACTCATGTGGCCACCTAGTTTTCCAGAAACATACTTTCTGTTATAATATCTGTTATTCTATTTTTATCTTTAAGAAGCTTACTTAGCTTTATTTTACTTATTTTCTTTGCAGAGTTGCTAGTTTTAATAGAGTTAAGCACCCCTTCACAGCGCTTTATTTCAAATAAGATGCTTTCTAACTCTAATTCTAGAGCAGAGAGCGTTATTGCTCTTTTTGTGTCCACTTAATCTCCAATGGCCGCCCGTAGCAGTGTCACTTTAGCCGCCCAGATCTAGATATAAACTTTTTTACTCTATAAAAAACTGAGGCAGTAAAGATAATGGGCTTTGCCAATAGTATTTTTTTAGGATGATCTGCTGAAAATACTATATCTTTAGCACAATCAGGGTTTTTAAGCATTGCAACTGTGTAGGCTACATTATAGAATAATAGCTTATAAAAAATAACAAAATAGCGTAAGAAAAATAAGTTTACAGAAATATAATCTAGCATATTTAATAGCTTAAACTTTACAGACTCTTTAGGTTGCCTATATGCTGCACTTACATTTATGAGCTCAAAAAGTGAGCTTGGACCAAGATCTGCATACCATCTAGCCTCGCCGTACTTTTCCTTTATGTCGCCTCTTATGCGACCTATTTTTTCACCCCAAAATTCAAACGATCTCAAGGTAGCGATCATGTGCCGACGACTTCTTTCTTTAAAGAAAACATATTGATCGTGTTTAAGCATACTAATCCTTGGTGTGCTTTATTTTTCTAGTGTAAGTTTTTGCACTTTTAAAAGCCTTAGTAGTGCGATGTGGGGCTCTTGGCGAGGTGTGCATTTTAATGTACAAATTAAGGCAACCCAAGCATTGATACTTGGGTTGCCGCTTACCTGTAAATTTAGGATGCTTTGCGCACCTATCCATTTTACCTCATGCTAGATAGCATAATTATGAAAAAAATAAGTATCAGTACATTTTTAGCTATTGAACTCATTATTCACCAAATGTCGTAGATTTTCAGGAACAGAGTCTGTGTTTATTGAGTTTTTTGACTTTGAAACCTTACTAGTTTTTAACTGACTAAGTCTTTCATTTAGGGCATCAACAACTTCTTGTTCAGAATCTGTGCCGGCTGTAGCTTTCAGCAATTTCTTTAGCTCTTTAACTTGCGAGTCGCCGTTTCCAATCCTAGTAGAGTTGCCGCCGCTAACGGATTGTGGCTTTTTATTTCCGTTGAGCCGAGTATCTTTCTTGACCCAGTTAGAGATTAGGCCGCTTGCATATTTGCTTAGATCTGCATCAGTTGACATTTTGCTCATAAATTCTGGTGTAGATGTGATAGAGCCATCTTTAAAACCGCTAACTAAAATCTGTCTCACTTTCTTTTTGTGCTCAGATGTTAGTACACTCTTGACTTCTTCGCCAGGAGTAAAGGTAACTCCGCTGTTGTTTAGTACATCGATGATTGCCTGAAACGTTGCTTCCCGTTGATTTAGGGCCATAAAAATCCTTTTGATATATGAAACTGAACTATTCAGTTTCTTTCATTACGTTTATACTTAAACAATTTATAAGCATAATAAGCAATTATAAGCGGCACGGCACCTGGCACAACAATAGCGGCTATTATCTTTGCGAGATTTTTTTTGCGCACCCTGTTTGCCTTGTTAGGTGTTAATAAATTGCTGTATTAATCTTTTTTGTTCATCTGTCAGTGAGTCGATGTCGATAGATGAGTTTTTATTGCCTTCAACAAAATCTCTGATATGATCTATGGTCGCAATAATTGCTTTGGCCTTATTTAAGCCAAAACTAATAACTCGCCTATCGTCTACAATAATAGAGATGGTTTTAGAACCTTTGAACTCACCAATTTCTGTCTTGTACATATTGTGTCCTTTGTTTTTGATATGTTTTAATCGAATCTGTTATATTAAAGACTATTATATCTATTTTTTATTAGAAATAGAAAGATTAATACTATTAATAGCTCAGCAACTAGCAGAGTTCCAGTAGACAGTAGTGTCTCAAGTAAAATAGCTGCGTTTCTGACTACTAAAGCAACAAAAAGGCCAATAGCAATAAGGCTATCGTCTCTTTGAGAGAGACCGAGCTTGTGCAAGACCTGCGAGTGAAATTTAAAAAAATAAACAACAATAACTGCTAAGAAAATAAGTGAAAACACAGTTAATCTCCTTTAAACCAGTCATGCAGCATCAAGATCTGAAGACCATCTACTGCGGTATCTAGCTCTTCATAGTTAATAACATCTAGCTTATAAAATATTCTATATATTGCCGCCATCGCCTGGTGTCTGTTTAGCTTGCTCATTTAACCTCACAATCATTGCTACTATTCTTGATCTGCCAACTGGATTAGCACTGACACACTCGATCTTTTTAGGCATAAGGTGCGGATTTTCTTCTAGAAAGCACATAATATTATAGCCTGTTTTTTCTACGCCATCTGAATCAAAAGAAGCCAAATCATGGTCAAGCAACAATAAGTCCCATGGGCCATTAAGCTCTAATTGTCTTAGACCCTCGTTAAAATTCCTCGCTAGGACGTGAGCTTCAGGAAGTTCGCGTGTGTCATCTATTGCCAGTATTCTCATAGCTTGGTGCCTAGCAGTATCTGTTCAATCTCATGCTCTTGAAGATATCTTTCGATGTCTTCTATGCTGAAGAATCTGCGCTTTTCGCCGTTAAAAACCAGAGATATGCCAACAACATGGTTTGAACCGTCATTTATTTGTCTAGTCGAATATTTCTTTCTTATATAAGTTCTAAACTTAGAGTTTTTGCTAGTAAATCTGGCTAACTTAGCACAAGACTTAGCATAATCATTCATTGACTTAATATAGCTTTCGCCAACACTATCTTCTTTTGGAGGTTGGCCATCTAGTTTAGCTCTCTTGCGAGCAAATCTAGCACGTTTACGGCTTCTATCTTTAGCTAGACTATTGCGCTTTTGCAGCTGGCTGAACAGCTTGATTATCTCATCGTTCACCCTCGCCCTCCTGATTTATCAGTTGATTTTCAACTTCAAGCTGAAGACTGTATAGAGACCTTATTGATTGGCGCGCTATAGCAACAAGCTCAGCAGAAAGTGCTGTTTCTTCAAGAAACTTGAAGTATTGCTTACCATTCTCTAGCATTTGCCATGTTGGATGATCTTCAAAGCGCATCTGTCATTCCTTCAACTAGTAGTCTATCAACCTGTTTATCGAGCCATCTATAATAGTAATCACTAATATGCTTGTCGCTTTTGCCGCCCATCTTGTCAGAGGACGGCATGCCGCACTCTATCCATAGCTTAAAAATAGAACTGCTTGGCGTAGAGTACGGAGAGTACGGCATGATGCTCACGTACCTGTCGTCCTGATAAACCATATGAAAAATTTTAACGTTGTCATCTTCATACTCGCGCTCTTCTACAAGCATATAGTTATCGTATTTGTGTACAGCAATTTCAGCAAGATATGATGGCATAGCTGCTCCTTTAGCTGTTGAAAAACTTGTGATCTAGCTCAGTTTTTGCTGAGCTAACTTCAGCGAGAGAGCTCGTCAGAGCAGCTAATAGCTCTGTTGAACTAACTATGTCCTGATTTTGTAGAGACGCTAAAAGGCTTAGAATACTCTCTTTTGTATAATCTAGTTCTACTCGAAGCTGACGAGTTTTTTTATCTTTTATAAGGCTAGCTACGTCTTTCATTAGGCCTCCACCTGAATACCCTGCGATCTTAATAGTGCGATAACTTCTTTTTCATGTCTGGTACCGACAACTTTATCAAGCAATTTTTGAGCATCTACTTTTTTAGATACAGCACTTGACTGAGAGCCGATAACTTCTACCTTGCCTCCGCGATCTATGAAAGACTGCGAACATTCTAACTTAAGAGCTGCGATTCTTTTTTGTTCTTCAGTTGCATACCATCTAAGCATAAAACCCTCCCATGCTATTGATAATATATCGAATCTGTTAGAGATAATAGAGCTCAACACTTATTAAAAGGCGAACAACTCCCATTTTTAGATCGTGCTCAATTAGGGCAAGCTGCACTTCAAGGGTGACAATTAGATCACTCACCTCTGCCTTGATGCTTTTTAATATGTTGTTTTGATATTCAGGCTTAAGTAGCTGCTGGTTTATGTTACTCAGATAAGTTTTCTGAGTTTCTAGCAGAGCCATTAATCTCGCTGCTTCTGAGTTCAAGTGCCTCCTCAAATTTAGCTAGCAACTCTGTTGCCTCAACTATCTTATTATTGTTGATCTTAAAATCTTCTTTGGCTGCCTCTGCGATCTTAAGTAGTGTATCTAGTGCTAGTCTGGCTTTAGCTTCAGACTCATCTCTAACGATAGAGAGATATGACTGGCCGTTACCAAAATCAAAAGCGATTACTGGAAGACCAAACTCATTTCTGCCCACTTGCAAATCTGCTTCTTTTAGAAGTTTTTCAAAGTTAATCTCTTCAATTACTGTTGGTGACTTTATCATAAACTTAAAGTCGCCATATTTCTCTTTTATAGTTTCTGCCCTATGCTTATCTTGCAGCTCTTTTTTTAAGGCAGATAGCTCTCTAAACTCCTTGTTTAGCTCTTGAAGGCGTGAATTTATAAGTTTTAAGTCATCCATTGTTTTGCCTTTTAATATTGATAATATCTTGACTTATGCCGCCTAGATCTTCTAGTGAGCACTCTTCAAGATCCCATTCTAGCTCTAGAAGCAAGTCCTGAGACGAGATATAGCCATATCTATATAGTAATTTTTGCTCATAGGGCAACTCACTAAACAGCTGCTTTATATCGCCGATAATGGCTTCTCTATTTTGATTATTCATAGACCGACTCCAGTTCTTCTAGAACTGCAACAGCCTCTTCCATGCTATTAACTGGAATAAGGTGCCCTTTTCCGCAGACGTAAAGGCCATCTTTTAAGCTAAGAATTTTAAGCTCACAAGATGTGTCTACCGTAATGCCATCTGAAAATCTAAGCATAAATCTCCTTTTATATAGTGCAGCGCACCACTCTCACAACTTCTTGTTCAATAGGCATCATAGTAAAACTATGGCAACATGGCAATGTGACGCCTAGTTTAAAACTTTAATCAGGCAAATAACAACACAGCCGTTTAACATAAGCCAGATAAATAAACCGTTGTATCTATCTTCCATACTCACTCCTTTATGAAACTATGCTCATGTGTAAATATCGAATCTGTTAGAGCTAGCTGTTGTCTTCGTCTCTTTCAAGAGAGATCATCACAGCACAATAGGTAACAAGCAATAGTGAGACTAACCTAATTACGCTATTGCTTGCTAATATAGTAGTGATGCAATTAATAACTAAAAAAATAAAGTAAAAAACTTGATTTTTATTCATATAGCCTTTAAAAATGGTAGGGGCACCGGGAATTGAACCCGGACATAGCGCTTATAAGGCTGCATTTCTGTACCATTGAATTATGCCCCTACTAAAATGGATTAAAGAAATTGTAGTA